ATATACACCAGTGTAGTATTCATACCTATTTCTAACTTGGGTGCTTTGATAATTTGCGGTTGCATCTAATTCGTTGATGTAAGTTATTTCTGTGTCCCTTGTTGATGTAACAGATCTGTTAACTACTTTAGTACTTTGGAAATTACCAGTAAATGTTTTACTAACATAATCTAGAGTGTTAACGGATGTCTGCCTAGTCGAAGTATATAGGTTGTTTGATTGACGATCAACTGAAATACTTGCAGTAGAATTACGAGTTCTATCCTTTATAAAATCACCAGCAAATTGTCTAACATAATCACCAACAAAAGTCCCCACTGAGTCACCTTGTTCAACTATAGTACGAGTAGAGAGTCGTGTTCTGTTACCCTCCCTGACGCTAACTCTCTCACTTACGCTCGTAGCGGAATTTTGGAAGTTACCAATATAATCACCAGTGTATTTCGGAATGTAGTCACCAACAAAGTTTCCTTCAAAAGTTAAAGTACTTTCTTCGGTATAATCACCAATAAAATCACCAACAAAAACGCTACTAAAATTACCAGTATAAGTTACTTGCCTAGGTTTTAGAACAATGCTTTGAAAGTCGCCAACATAATTAGTTATTCTTGTGACGGAAGTTCTGGTCTGATCTCTCTCTTTTGTAATAGAATCTTTTGTTTCTCTAGCGTAAGCGACATCGGGTTCTCTCGTGTAGTTTGTTATAACATCGACCGATGTATGTCTTGTACTAATGTAAGTCTTATTTACTGTCACGTCTGCCGTACGTCTTACCGATTCATTAGTATATGCGACAAAACCTATATAACCACCAGTGTAACCTTCCAGTCTGAGGCCACCAGTGTAATCCCTTATGTAATTTCCTTCATACGTTCTGACGTAATTACCAACGAAATACTGAGGGTCATAAAATGGAAGACCTACGTAGTTACCTACAAAAACATCTTCGCCAACATACGTTGAGGAGGGCCCGCCTGGGGCTGTGCGGTACACGAAACCTATATAGGAATCAGCGTAGTGAGGGTTGTCTGGAGTACCTGATACATAACTCCTACTACCTACGTAAGTTATCGTCCCTTGCCCTGTGTACGATCCAGCGTTATCTTTCCTAAACCGAGTAAAATCAGGATAAGGAGCTGGGCCCAGAGTAAAGAATCCAATCTGTTTAGGATCATCAAAATCAGCTGTATAACCGCCGGGAATATGCTTTATATACACTGCTCTGCCGGCAAAAAACCCACTTGGGTCTGTATCTGTGCTTGACCCGATCGCTTCATCAGCCTGCCATCCAGATTTAAGATAATTACCAGAATATACTGGGTCGCCCATGTTGGCGTCACGTACTCTACTGTAAGCTACCTGAGTCCTTTGAGTATAGTTGCCTGTATAGGTAATTGATGTAGCGACAGAATTAAGATAGTTCTGCGGAGGCAGTAAGTAGTTACCAATGAAATTAGCGATGAAGTCGCCAGTATAGTTACCAGTATATTGTCTAGTATAATTCCCAACAAAATCACCAATGAAGTCGCCAGTATAGTTACCAGTAAAATCTCTAACATAAACACCAGTATAATCACCAACAAAATCTCTACTAAAATCACCAGTATAAGTTACTTGTCTATTCTGTTCATAGTTACCAATAAATTCCACTACACGTTCACGTGTACGTACCAATTTTATTATTGGTGTTATTGTATTGCGTGTAGAAACAAAATTTGAAACTCTAGTATTAGTTACAGATGCGTAGTTACCTTCGAAATTAGCGCCACCATAGTTACCAGCGAAATTAGTTGATCGATGGAATGTGAAATTACCAGTATAGTTACCAGTATAACCTATACCAGCGGTATATCCAATAAAATCACCAGTATAGTCACCAGCGTAAGGATTACTGAATGTCAGACCAGTATAAGTTATTTCGTTTGGTTTTAGTACATTAACAGATCTATGTTTTATTATATTACGTGAAAAATTACCAGTATAAGATACTTGATATGTATCAGTATAATTACCAATGAAGTCGCCAATATAGTTACCTTCATATTGCCTAACATAATCCCCAGTATAAGCCCCAGTATAATCAATTTCAACAGAACCAATAAAATTACCCTCATATGCTGTTGTATATTCACCAGCAAAATTACCAATAAAATCACCCACAAATTCTTTTATAAAATCACCAAGATAATCACCAACGAACAATCTGTTAAAAGTTTTACTTACAGGGAGTTCACGATTTTCGTCTCTCTCTCCGATAAAACCAGAGACTCTGGGTTTTAATTGATCAACATCTATTTTATTATTTCTTATGTCTGTCGCTGTACCTACTGATGCCCAAGTTCCTGTATCGGTAGGAACTCCTTGACCAGAACTCCTCAATTGGTAAGTGCCTACATTGCCTTGTATGCCTCTTCGGTACTTACACCTTTTACCTATCACATAGGATAGATCATCAGCAGAGAGGGGTTTTATTGATAGGTTTTCTGGATCAGTAATAGCTTGGGATACATTGTTTACACGGTCAAGTTTAGCGATATTACATGAAGTGGCGCCAGTTGGAATACTACCAGTAGTTCCTTTTTTTCTCCAAATATGATAAACTACACTAGTGCCGTCCGTTCTTCTATCGGTAAAGAGAGTGGTAGTTGTTCCACCGCCTCCAGTATTGACTTTTTCGTAGGTTGGGTCATTAAATGTGGATGGTTCTAATCTGAGAGAACCAGCGTAATCGTTTTGTACGATAAGACCATTCATCTTATCAGCAAAGGTGTCTAAGTCAGTATCATTTATCTCATGAAGACCAAGTTTGTCATCAACTGTACCATAAACTAAAGGTCTATTGCGTATAGTTCCTTCTAGACTGGTATTCGGGTAACTTCCTGATTCAACAGTATTTAAATATGTTGTGGTACTGGTAATCGATATCGAAGATTCTGGATGAGTACCTACTTGTTCATTATATTTTGTATCTACATATGATCCTACTTCAAAAGTACCGCTTTGTGATTGAGTACCTGTTCTAAGTGTACCATAAGAATCGGAGACATCACGATATACATTGAGTTCAACACCAGCAAGGTGAGCGACATACTTTTCTTCGGCCGCAGACAACCGTTGTAAATCACCTTTACCAATAGGCGTATTACCTTCCGTTATCTTGAGTAGTAAGTCTGTTGACATTCAGTTACAACCTTTTGTGGGTTTCTATATTATGTATTTAGTAGGTTGCCCGAAGCGTCATAGACGTTTATTACCCTAGCTCCCACTCGGTTTAGAGCAGCAATTATACTCTGTTTGTGATTTAAATAATCCGAATCTGACAAATCCGTAAGTGTTCCCACATCATCATGTACTTCGTTAATCGCACCGACAAGTTCGGTTGCAGTTGTATTTAGTGTTGTGCCTGGCGTGATAGTTCCAGCAGTTGTAACATTCGCACCACTGAATGTCATTGCAGTGGTATCACCAGATCTTACTATCAAGTTACCCGAAGTATTCTGGAATCTACCGAACTGAGTTCCACCGTCTTTAAGTAGTACGTCACCGCCATTGGCATCTAGTACTATGTCACCATCAACATCAAATGTCAGACTACCATTAGGCACATCTATTTCAGTACCAGTCGCAGTAGTAAAGTGTACTTGGAATCTACCGTTCGATGCCGAATCACGTAAGTAGACACGACCTTCGTTGGCATCAAGATAAATATTCTTATCGACTTCAAAAACTAAATTTCTGTTATAAACATGTTGTGTCACTGAATTACTATTGTTACCTAGATCAAAGGTTACTCTGTCTGAATCGATACTGTTATATCTTCCTTCAAACTTAATATCATCACCAGCTGCATGTAGTATAATATCACCAGTAGCATCAAGGTTAATACCAGATGTACCTGAAATTGTGTTATCTTTGAAATTGAAGTTTGCGATAGTACCACTGTCACCGTCTAGGTTATCTGCAAATACTGTTCCGTCAAAGTAACCGTTTTTCCATTCTTTACCAGAAGAACCTAAGTTATATGCGTTGTCTGATTTAGGAACTATGTTTGATGCAACTTGACCAGTGAATGTAATGTCATCCCCTGTTCCATTACCCAGAGTGACATTACCATTTAATGTGGTATCACCATCTACATTCAAATGTCTGTCAACATCAAGATCGTTCTCAATGTTTACATCGTTATTGAATACTGCATCTGAATCTTCGAATGATAATGCAAGTGTTTGATTTGAGTAGATACCTAATTGGTTAGAACCGATATGACGGAGTTTACCAAACTCAACGCCATCATCTTTTAGTCTGATGTCTTCACCACCAGCATCTAGTGTGATGTCGCCAGCCGCTTCAAACTCAACCCCACCTTGACCGTATATAATTCGAGTGCGTGATGGTGCGCCAGCAACACCCATTCGAGTTTTTACAAACTCAACACCATTACGATTGAATAAGATATCACTATCACCAGCATCGAGGGTAATGTCACCAGCGACATCAACGGTGAAATCACCTTTACCCACATTTAATTTGAAGTTATTAGGGTTGCCTTCAGTACCCATCTGCCATCTTGCATAGTTATTTGATGGGCCATTTCTTCTGAATATAATATCACTGTCACCAGCATCCAGAACAATATCACCGTCAGTGTTTAGTGTGATATCCTGAGATGCATTTATATCTACGGTTCCAGTAGTTGTTTGAGTGAAAGAAGCACCAGTTGTAACACCATAAGCACCACCAGATACAATATCGAATGTTCCTCGTGTATCGATGTCCATGTTTCCAGTCGCACCGATATGGTATGTTCCAACCGCACTGTCCGATACATTACCTGTAACAGTTTCGGTTCGGTTACCAGTTGTTGCAATTGTGGTTGTTCCACCTAGAGTATATTGTTGACGTGTTGTACCACCGTCTTTTAATGTTATGTTATCTCCACCAGCATCGAGGGTAATGTCACCGGCCGCATCTACTAAGAAATCAGAAGGAACATGTATATCGAATGTGGCATCGTTATTAAGGTTTATTCGACAAGAATCACCCCCATCGCCATTTCTGAAGACTAGGTCGTTACCGTCCGCATCAAGGACGATATCCCCTACCACATCAAGTTTCAAGTTGGCGGGTGTACTTATTGTATATGTACCATTAACACCAAGATTATGAGTTACTTGGTCATTACCATCACCATTCTTAAAGATAATGTCGTTACCTTCAGCATCAAAGGTTATGTCGCCATCCACATCAACAGTGTAATCACTTGGTGTAGTCACGGTATAATGACCATCATCGGCAATATTATGGGTTACTGTATCTCCACCCTGACCATTCTTAAAGATAATGTCGTTACCGTCAGCGTCAAGAGTAATATCACCAAGTGCATCAAAAATGAAATTACCAGATGCGCTCATGTCGATATTACCAGTAGTATTCTGAATAAAGTTACTACCAGTTGTGAGAGTGTATGTAGAGTTACCTGTTACGGTGATTGTTCCACCAACAGAATCTAGAGATGTACTGGCAACCTTATTGATGTAGGTTCCAGAATGATCACCGTCAAAATTAACACTAGTAAGATTGATATGACGAACGGCATCAACAAGAAAGTCTTGACCAGCATCAATGTCGATGTCTGTACCACCACTTTGATTAGTACTAATCTTCAGTCGTGTCTGAGTCTCCCCCGCTTGTCCGTTTGGATATAAGATCTCACCAGCAGATGCATCGAATGCAGCTTCAATCTCATTCAATACTGTAACAAGATCACTGTCTTGATAAGTATTCAGTTGCGATGGATCACCGACATTATTACTCAGTATGTTGAACTTGTCAACAAACAGTTTAAATGACTCTTGTAATCTTACTATTGGTTTTCTTGACATTATAGTTTCTCTATAAGTTGCGAAAGCATATTTTTCATGTCTGAGATATCACTCTCTAAACCTTCAACCTTTGCTTTCAGATCTTTTTGTTCTTTTATTTTTTGGTGTTTAAGACGTTTCTGTTCTAACTGCTGTTGAACCTTTCTAGTATTTATATTAACTATAGCTCCAGTATCAGGGTCACGAGCCAAATCTGGGTGACCCTCTACTGTTATATACTTTTTAGGTTTAGTCTGCAAGTGCTATCACCCTCAATGATTTAATTACAGGAACTTTAGCAGCAGTCAAACTAGAGAATACTATCTTCAACTGGAACCTATCAAATCTTGTCAACGGTTGAACTGGATTGTCCCCAATTACGAACTGATACTCACGGAAATTATTTTTATTAGTATCCGCAGGCATATCACCTTCTGGAGATATGTAATTCCAACTCACATTTTTAATGTTTTGGTCTTTATTACAAGTTCTGTAGTATAGACCAATACCTGTGTCTGGTGGTCTATTCACACCCATCTTAACCGAAATACCCTGAGACGATTGCGCTAGATCAATTGGAATACAGACATGTTTAGCGGCGACTGTACCACCTAAAATGTTTTCTTCATCAAGTTCGTTGTACCTGTTATCCAACTCATCAGAAAAAATGAACTCCTCGTCAATAAACTCATCATTGTTATCAATAACATTGTGTGTCAGTTTAAGATCAGATGACTCCATGTCTAGTATAGGACTAACTCGTGTATCCGCAGTTGTTAATACCAACTGACCAGCAAATGACTTAAACTTATCGTTGGCATCAAGTGGATTAACAAAATTATTCTCAGTCTCTTCTTCAAATGTATTGAAAATACAATATTCCTTATCCAGATCCAATCTAGTTTTATTCTTCATTAAAGTGAAATTGGTATCCCTAACAAATCTAGTTCCGTCACTGTCACTCAACGGTGAATTGTCATACATTTTTGCAGAGAAAGTATAGTTAGTAGTCTCTGGTTGTACTATATCGAAGTCTGGTCTGATCTGTTCAAAAGGCAAGTGTTGTAACATCGTAACCGTACCACCACCAGTCCTTCCGTTAGCGTTTGATTTACCTCTTACTTTAACTCGGATACTTGTAGCATCTACACCCTGAACCTCTAACAAGTTGGTTGTTACAGCAGCCTTGTTGGCACCCTCAGACATAATCTCAGAACCTTGGATACCATTGTAAGATGTACTACTAGTTAATCCAAATATTCTAGTCTTATCGCCCTTTCTCAGACCATGACCTTCAGCAAAAACGGTAACAGTCGCATTTCCTGATCCATCACTGTCGTCATTTTCATCAGTCATTATAGGATTAGCTACTAATTTCATTGGTCGAAGTTTTCGGTTGGCCAACTGTACCGTACCTTTGGTTTCAAACTCCGCACGATAGAAGACAAACGCCAGATCTTGTTCACCACGTGGTTCCCAAACATCTGTATTCTGAGATACGAACAACGAACCTAAAGTTGGTTGTTGTTGAATAAGTGTATCGGTAGAACCTAACAAGAACTCTTTTACTTGTGAGATGTACAACTTATACTTCATAGACTTAGAACGAATAATGATTGCGTAGTTTGCACCATTACCTTGCAAGAAGATCGGTTCGTCAAATACGAAGTCAGTACCAGTTGATAACATATCACCTATAGTAGCGCCACTTTCAGCTAAAGTTCTAACCTGAGAAGGAATCAAGTTCACAAGTGAGCCTGGAACTCTTCGGGTACGATCTGGTTTACCAGCAGGAGCTTCCGTAATTGCAATACTTACACCGTGTTGGATATCTTCTGCCGAAGGTTTCTCAGCAAAGAATAATCTTACACGAGTCAGAGTAATACCATTTGGATCTAGTACCTCGAATGATTGTGCAGTTGGATCTTCATCCTTATAAACCGCACCTTTTGGTTGAATAGTAACTACTCCATCACCAGTACCGTATCTAGGTATGAAGGTCTGTTCGTTATCGTAAACATAACTGGCAAGACCACCTTGACCCTGAGCATAATCATATGTCACGTTCTGTCCAACATGAATAGATTGAGTACCAGTAATCTCGGTGTTTACTTCGGTCTCTCCATGTACTGGAGTTCTGGTGATCTCAACTTTCTCATCTGTTACTATGTTGGACGCTACTATCGGATCATCCGAACTTACAGTATGAGTAGTGAATCTGTCGTTGTCAACTGTGGTATCCTGTATGCCACTAGTTTCTAATACACGAGTTGTAGTGACCGTATACTCACCCTGTAGACTTTGAATCGCACCAGCAGAAGTATATCTTTGTGATGCGTAAGACAACGCCTTGTCCTTGTCTGGTACACTAACATCATACAATTCGAACAACGCTGTTCCAGTTGGGAATCGCATCGGAGGTTGAACTATATTAGGGATTTCAAACTCACCCTCAAGAACACCATTGCCATCAGATATCAATGAACCAGAACCTTCGGAGTGTTCGGTTGAGGTTGGTAATTCTACCTCTGGAACCATGTTTGCGCCAGACTCAACATCAAAATAATCAGGATCTTCAAGTGTGGAAGACTTATAGAAAGTCTTCGGTTTACAGAACCTAGACACATCCGTGTCATTAAAGAATGGGAAGTAACGAGTATTTGGACGTAAGTTGGTCGCCTTGAACGATACCTTTCTCGATCTCATGAAAGGAATGTGCAATATTTGTAATACACGATTGTCTACAATTTCTTCGAGAACAGATTCCGAAACAATTCTTGCTACCGAAGTAGTTGTTTCGGTTGCAGTGTTATATTCTTCTGTTGTTAGATTATAGTTTGTTGTACTTACAGTATCAGTCTTCGCTAAACTAGTATTGGTAGTTGTAACCTGAATACCAGTGTCACGACTATACGTTTCAATTTCTGTGCTGACATCTGTATAGTAATCAGTTATAACCACATTATTAACCGCAGTTGCATCACCTACATAGATAGCAAATGACCGTTTGCCTGATAGATTACCGCTAGACAGTCTTCTTCCCTTAGTAGTTCTGAGGTGGAATTTTCCGTCTTTGATCCCCCTGATTAGGACTAGACCGCCAGGTTTAACTTTTTTAGCTGTATAACCTTCGCCAGCAAACGTCCAAACACCGTTATTAGGGTCATAATAACCCTGAGCGGTATATGGGTTTGTCGATTTGAAGGTATTCTTTTGAGCTGCATCCGCTGGTGGTTCCGAAACAAAAACATCAGCATGTTCGTTGTGATTACTTCGTGGACAAGTACCGACATAACTATTGAAGTTGTGATTAGCAGGTTTTTGGAATACCCACTCATCAGCCTCTCTGAGTTTGCCTGGAGGCCAAGACTTTCCGTTTTGACCTGTTGTATAGTCCCAATCAAACTCATCTTGATGACCTACTACTCCATAGGTTACATCTTTTGTGGTGACTTCTTTGGTGTCACCAACAACTCTGTTCGTTGTTTGTGAAAGAATTTCAGTACCAGTTGATAAGACTTCATTAGTTGATGTTGAACCTGTGGATACCCAGTCACCTAGGTCTTCCGTAACTTTCTGACCGATAAATGAAGTATCAGTACCTATCAGTGTTGTTACTGGTAGAGAGGTTGCAACCAGAGGTTCTGAAGTCATTCCAACCTGAAGGTCAGCGACATCTATACCACTCCACGAATATTCTCCAATATTATAGAGTAGACCCTGATCAGTACTAAATTCAGTGCCACCATCAACCAAAAGTGGAGCATCATGATCTATTTCCATCCAAGTATCTTTTGAGGGTGAAAGTACTAGATCACCAGCGGTCTTTTCAACATGGAATGGGTTAACATTAATAGTTCTAGATGCAACAGTCTGGGAAAGGTATACTTTCTCGGTGTGTGCAAGATAAACATTGTCGCCTTTTTTAACAGTATTTGTGGAGTTATCACTATCATAATTTAAGAATGTCGATCTACACTTATAGCCAGGTCTAATTAACCCTTTAGTCACATCCATTGATGCTCTATGCTCAATGCTTTTGGTATCTGTGAATTTTTGGTTCTTAAAGTTATCTACAAAGAAACCTGTGTGAATTCTTTCTTCACCAGTGGAATCAAAAAGTCTTTCATTAGCAGCATTGACTTCTAGTAAAGAAAGTGTAGTCGCTTGTTCTAACTTGTCAAGTCTTTTTTCAATCTTGTTGATGTCTTCCATCGTATAACCACGTCTAGGAATAATCGTGGTTTCGATATCTTTAGTATGCAAAGTGTTTGCATTCATCTGGATCTTGTAGAGATCAATACAATCAACAGGAGTAGAAGGATACTTAGGTTGTAATGATGGTACACCCATGATCAATCGTAACTCGCCGCCTTTCGATAACACTAGTTTATCAAGACGAGGCATGAAGTACTCACCGTCAGCGTTTATCAAAGTATTTGCTTGTGGTAGGTCTAAAGTTAAACCTGATGTGAAGTTACCACTACCATTCACAGTTGGTCGTAAGTCGATAACATCACGCAAACTTACTAGTCTACCATTTTCGGTTCGGTGAACAGGTAAATTTACGTAGTCAACCTGACCAGAGTATGAACTAACATCGAAGAAATCACCAGTACCATGTGCGAAATAATCGAAGTCAACATAGACATTTTGACCTACAGAGTCCAGACCGTGACTGTATATTAATTTTGCTAGATCATAGTGCGTGTCTCTCTGACCATTATCAACTTTAAAGGAAGATAAAACATTTTTACCATTGACATCATTCGCTTTACAAGCATTGATTCTATATAAATCGGTTTGTGCTAGATCTAAGAACTTAACACCTTGACCATCGGAGTCTAATCCATAGGTTCCTGTGACTTTAGTTAGTGTTTTTTGTTTTCTCTGAGGATTAGGTATCTGTTCATAATGCATGACCTCATAAGTTACACCATTTGCAAGGCCATTAATTGTTGATGAGTTAGTCCCAAAACTAATGAACGAACCGTCAACGTGATCTGAGTCTGGTGAAGATACGATCCATTCTCCAGAATTAGCTAAGGCATTACCACTAGTAACATTAAGTGTTGCGGTAGTCCCAGAAGCCGTGACACTTTTCTTTTTTGCAACCGTCATTAAATGATCGGTAAAGGTTTTTGGTCTGGGTAACGGACTATCAAATATAAGATTTCGTTGACTCGTTTGATACAGAGCAGTTTGATTTTGTTCTTGATACAGATTCACATAATTGTTAGTAGCGTCACCAGTGTCGGTTACGATAGACTTAATGTCTCGTATGGTTTTAGCAGGATTTGTAATTTTTGTATTGAAAACGTGTAATTTTCGTGTTCCTAACACAGAACTATTTGAATTCAACGCACGAACATTAGTTGTACCAATAGCATTACCGCCACCATTAACAGCATCTCTCAACTGTAGTTCTTGACAAGAAGTAAAGTCTGGCATATCACCCTTACCGTCAGTATACAGGAAGTAGTTACCATAGTCAACAGTAATTGCATCATTATTTCTAATGATGGTGTCAGTAGGTCTATCCGAAAGGATAGTGGTAGGCGCATCTTTGTTGATACGATAACCTTTAACATATGCGGTGCCTGGTGTTACTTTTAGTTTAAAAGTAGTGGCATTGTTAGGTTCAAACGAAGCACGGAAATAACGTCTAACATAATCACCAGATTCTTCGTGAGTACGGATTGCCATCTCGTCTTTGATAGACTTGAAACCAGAACTTGTTGTTGTTTTAGAAACAATCTGTCCACCAACAACTTCAATAATTGGAATAAAGTTTTCGTTGTTTTTTACAACCCTACCGTCAGCAAGAGTAAGAGTGATTCGATATCTATCAGCTCCAGGCGAGGTTAAATTTGGTGTCGCCCCTTGATTATCATATAGGGTAGCATCGTCATCAACGTTTACGATATCTTGGGTAATCTTAAAACCAAAACGACTCGATTGGTCGGTTTCGTATTTACGGAAAATTAGTTTTTGTGGAGGACAGTAAACAACGTGACCTTGTATGAAAAAATGACCCTCGTCAACAGATATGGCGGAACCTAAACCTACCGCTGGATTAAGAGAAGTATTAGTGGTTTGAACATTAAATGTAAATGATGAACCAGTCGTACTAGTTATTTCTTCACCAGCTGAAATTCTAGTGCCTTGAGTAGTCTGAGACTGATCCTTCAAATACTCTACGAATAATGTGTCTGGATCACTATTCTCAGCTGCAATAGCATTAACAACTAAAAATTCAATTGAACTATCAGAGTTTCTGAACGTTAAACCTTCTAGTACACTTGGATCATCAGGGAAGGACGGTGACTCAATTTTAATAAACTCTAGTTTGTTGTCAACTCTAAACGAGCCTGGAGTTATTGATGCGCCTTCGTTAAACAAGTTACCAGCGAGTTGAGAAAACTGTTGTTGAATTATTGTTTGTAACTGAGTTAACTCTCTTGCTTGTAACGCACGTCCACTATTAAATAAGATCTTATGATAATTTTTACTCTTATCGTAATCGTCTTTATAAGTTGTCGCAAAAGTATTTTCTGTATAAGTCGTTGGCATCTTCTATGTTACCTTAGAGTTGTATTACGATTTTTAAATCTTCTGTTTGTTCAGCTGAACGATCAACTGCTGCTCTGTTATCAATATATAGGAGTTCTCCAGAATGAGGATCTATCTCTCCTCTAAGGAATCCATTAGATTTTATAGTCCCTTGAACACCACTAGGATTTTCAACAACATCTCCATCTGCAAATGCTCTAAATTGAGTATCTTCTGTTTGATGCACTAGTAGTCTCACTTCATTATTAACCGCATCGACAGAGTCGATAGCATCAACATATGCCGTTGCTCTAGGTAAAGCACCTGTCTGTGAAGTAATTGTTGTATCTTCAGTGAAAGTACCAGCGCCACTCAATTCAATTCTATCTAGTGTACTGCCTGTCGCATCAGCGAAAAAGTGTGTGTCTTCTCTATTAGCAGAATCTCTAACCAATGGATTACGAACAAGTATAACTTGACGGAAGGTGTTGTCACCTATCAAAAAATCTCCATTTTCTGTACCATCGATCTTAGCGTTGAACATACACGCACCTGTTTTCAGATCATCTCTCGGATCAGCGCCCAGACCCTTCTCTGGGCCAAGAATAACACGAGCTTTTGCGCCAGTACCACCACCACCAGTGATAGCAACACTAGCACGTTTATAACCAGATCCACGGAAGGAACGTTTGTCTGCAGCAAGTGATGCGTAACTAGATGGTAATGTTCCATTTAGATTTCTATCAGAATCTCCCTTAACCCTAACATCTACTAATGCATTACCCGAAATAATTGGAACAAGTACACAACCTGTGCCATCACCTATTACTTCAACTGTAGGTGTAGAAGTATAACCACTACCTTGATCAGTAACTTCAATACCCACCACTTCACCAGGCCTTGCCGCTAATTGTACTGCACGTTGTTCTACTACTTCCGCAGTCGCATCAACAGATGCAGCTTCATCGGAATCAACAAGCTGTACAGGCATATAAGACGAAGAAAGGAATTTAGAAGCACGCAAAGCACCAATAGAAAAAATAAACTTCCATCGATATCCATCGGAAGTTTCAAATGGTTGACCGTTTGTGTTACCAGTTGGTTGTTCCGTAGAAACTACAGCGGAACCATTAGCATCTCTACCTTGTTGTACACAAATGTAAATTTCTTGGTTACTATTCATTACATAGAATTGATTGAGTGGGTAACCAATCGTGTCATCATCATAATGGTTATATATCGCACCAGAAGTCCAATTACTACGAGGAACAACGAATGATCTGTCGGTGATATTTTTCATAGACTGCATGTTCATTCTAGCATCACGTTCATCTCTAACACGAGGTTGTGGAGTAACAGGATTATCTGATGCATCCCACTGTTCAGATCTACCGATACCAGCGTAATATCTTACACCAGTGGAATCAAAATCGTTGAATAGATCAAGAAGAAATTGTTTTTTAATTTTGTCTGTTACTATAGCACTCATTTACTTTTCCTATGAAACCGTTGCGCCGTTATTTGAAATTATGTACCACTCTGTTGTAATACTTGAATACACTAAAGATATAGATGCACGTTCTGGTATCGATACCTCATCGTGACCCGAAGGATTGCCTGGAATATCTAAAGTCCAAGTGGCGGTATTCCTGTTGATAATATGTTTTACTTCACCATCTTCTGTACCATCAAGTATTGAACAAGTCGGTGAACCTGATGATATGTTGAGGAACGTTATAGGTGAAAGCAAAGAAATATTAGATGGGTTGCTAGTCGCATTTTGTGTTGCTAATATTAATTTGTCTTGAATCCTAACGCCACCAGTACCCTTACCGAATAAGTCTAAATTTATATTAGTATTATCACCGACAGCTTTAACAGCAGGATGTGCGGCATTGGCCGCACTAAGAACTTCGATATGATTGACTGCATTGCCAACGCTATTGAGACTCAGTATTTCGTTACCCGAAATGTCGTTAATAGATCCGCCAGTAATTTTTGGTGTGGTTAAAGTTTTATTGGTTAGTGTCTGTGTGTGATCATTAAAGGTAAACTCATCACTATCTGTTAGTAGTGGTAAGTTTATGTTTCTGTTCGCAACGATGTCAGATGGAACTAGAGAATATTGGTGATTGGCACCACCATCAGTGATCGTCAAACCAGAGATTGTTGGACTAGAGATCGTGGGACTTGTGATCGTCTTGTTAGTCAACGTCTGAGTTGCAACCGTAAGTACGAAGTCACCATCCGCATCTGGAAGAGTAAGGATACGATCCGCAGTTGCGTTTGCAGCCTTCAACCTAACTTCGTGTTGATCCGTTGACGATCCCTCAAAAACAAGGGCATCGTTTTCAATAGCTAACTGACCAGAAAGTGCATCGGGATCACCACTAAGGAACGTATAAATTTCCTGAAAGTTCTGATTGATCTTCTGTGATGCAACACGCAGAGTATCACCTGTACCATCATTGGGTAACGAACCGTTGTTTAAATTTTGTCTTGCCATTTACTTTTACCTAAAAGTTCTATGATTCTATTTATACGTTTTATAGTAACTCATTCAGAGTTATTTCACTATCTGAGTCACCTGTTACGCCCACCGCCGTATTGTCACCATCTTCTCTTCTTTTATTGACCCAAGTGAATCTATCCTGATCCAATGTTTCTAGTGCAGATAGACCCATTGCAGAACCACTGTCATCATCATCTTCATCAAATGTTGGTGAATCTGGACGTAAAAATTCCAACAAGTTACTATGTAGACCTTGTAATTCGCTGATAGATACATCTTCGACATCTTTAATGTCATTACCCGCTGGATTAGGATATGTACCTTTACTGCCCATACTCATTCTAAATTTCATTTCATCTCCTCCTAATCCTGAAAGTGGAATGTCGAATAGTGCGGTATGATCAGCAATACCCAACGGATGACGTACGTTAGCAATACTCTCAACTTCTTGAGGCGGAATGTCCAGTAAGCCTGGGGGCGGTTGTATTTCAAAGTCAATATCAACCACACCTTGAAGTTGTACCTGAGAACCCAAGTACATACCAGCAGGGTGAACAAACAACTTGTAAATTTCTCTCCATTCATTGATCGACAATTCACTTTTAATTTGAATAGCATATGTCTGATATAGTTTATCATCAGTCAAGAATCTTTGCGATGATGGGCCAACCTCAGATTCGTTCAATGTGAATATTTGTTTCTTTGTATAAACTACGTCTGGATCTATACCAAAGAATGTACGGAAGAACTGTTGTATCGAATACTTAGTACCCTTTGATCGATACAATGTATTCGAGTACTTTGCTGCCTCTCTCTTATCTTGGAATCCTTCGAAGTAGGATTGTCCCAAAAGTAATTCGTCTTCTAGGAATGATAACAGATCTATGTCTGTCTGTGTAATATCTCTTAACGTAAACAGTTCATTCAAAAGATCTGTCGGCGAACCCGACTGTTCTTCAAAATGGAAGTACGTTTCCAATAACTGTACTAACTTCGGATAATTCTCAACAATATGGTCGGGTAAAACCTCCTCGACTTTATAGTGACGAAGGTTTAACTCCCTCCGACCTAAGTCGTGTAACGTTTTGTCCTGATGTCCGTTACTATTTAAATTCATTAGTTAGTCGCTGTTGTTAGTACACCATCCGATTTAGATGCTGACTCGTCATATACCAAGACATCATTTCTTGTCGGGACAATAAGAGATTGATTGCCAGGGAATATGGAAATTTTAATTTGTGTTTGTCCACCTATCAAAGAATCAACTTGTAAACCAACTAAATGAACATCACCTTCAATTGTAAAATAACCTACGTCATCTACTTCAATTCGATTGTCCTGTAAGTTAATTACTTGTAAAGTGTTGCTACTCAACTTATTTTTTATTTGACACGTAACACCATTTAAAGTAAAGTTTGTTGACGAAATAATGAAAGTGTCGTCATCTGGGTTAGCAATATCAACTGGGAATTTTAATTTATAATCATACTTTCCGCCCAGTATTGGAGTAATTCTCTGTTGCATTTTAACATCAGCACGTGAAGAAAGAACAGAAGGCGAAACGTCATCTATCAATGTTAGTAGATTCGAACGCCTAAATGCTAGATCAAATTTACCTGTATTTTCTGCAAAGTAATTTCTTATGACATCATCGATCTGAGACTTAATAGTATTCAGAGTCAAAGATGTCAACCTTTCGTTAAACTGAAAACGTGTGTCAAGTTCAACGAATGTGGTTACAGGGTCAGCAAACTTCAAATCAAAAGAAGCGATAGCTAATTGTTCTGCGAGATCTATAATGGATTCTTTTGTTCTATTAACAGTATTCTCTGGAATTTCTGAGTTAAACAGAACCGACATATAAACACAACCATATTCTTTAATTATGTTGTCCTCTCCGCCCCAAGACTTGATATCTCTAATCAAGGACGAAAAGTTACGTAACACAAGAGACGAATAGTCCGCATGAGTCACCATTCTATTCTGAGCTGCATATTGGAACGGTGCGTTCTTACGAATAGATTCTATTGATTCTTTATCAGCGCCACCAGAACTTCTGGTTTCGGTTGTTATTGTTGGAACCTGATCTGTATCAGGTGCGACATTCGCTATAGCTGAAATTGGTTCGAATATTTCCGCAAAGTTTGCATCTGCGCCAGAGACGGACAAATACTCAACAACAATCTTGTTGCCTGGTTGAGGTGTCTTACCTAATGTAGTACCGTTACCGAATGTAAGTTCAAAGTAACCATTAGGCATTTCTTTTAGAATGTAAATGGTAGTATTTTCGTTCAAGACATTGGTGTCTAAAATATTGTTATAGGCAGCAAATTCCTCAGAAGTTGAACTAGGGTAAACTTTAACCACCGCAGTAGTAAGATCTAAATTTGAGTCTGGTATAATGTATGTCACATTCTCTGTATTATCACCAGAAATAAATGTTTTAGTTTTTGCAATACCTTCTTTGATAGGAATAACATTAGTGCCGTTGTCTAACTTAAACTCATAGAATCCAAAACCATCATTGGTTGCGGTTATAGTTTCTGTAGTTTGGAATGTATAATCAACATCGTCAACGGCTGATGTGAATTTGTATCCAGCTGCGAGGGATATTCTAGGACTGGGATTGTTAATACCAGATAAATTCAATGACATCTTTATTTCCGCAGATGATCCGTGTTTACTATCAGGAATATAACCGATACCCTCAGAAAGAGATACCAAAGAACTACGAAGTTGTGCAGTTCCAAGAAACGCTTCGTTCAAAGCAAAGTTAGCTGTCAATCCATTTATGTGAGTATTGTATGCCAACACATCGAGAATGTTCGAAAGACCCGATGCCTCAAAATTAAAGTCTTTAAATTCTTTTTCTTGTTCTAGATATTCTTTCAGATTATTCTTAATTGACTGAAAGTCTAACGCTGTTGATTTAATCGTTGTCGCCATTTATCTTAACCTACTTAGTACGGTAGTAAATTCCACTAGTTCCCCAGTGTTTATTATTTTAAAAATAACAGTTACTTCTGCTGAGTTATTGTCTGGTTCCATGTTAACAAGTATTTCTAATGAAGAAACATCGACACGAGGTTCGAAAACTTCAATAGCATTTCTTATTTCACGAATCATTGATCTTTCTGTATGTTGATCTGATAACTCAAACAAATAGTCATACAGGTTTGCGCCATAGTAAGGATTGAATGGTTTTTCTCCTTGATTGGTCAACAAAAGATTTCTAACCGCAAATTTGACTGACTGAGCATTAAACTTTTTAAACACATCTTTAGTAGTATTTGATAATGCGAGAGAAATATCTAAATCCGAATATTCTTTGTTCTGTGTTGTTTTCACAGTCGAAAGATTGATTAGATCTTTATCTTCTATTGATAATGCTCTTTGTGTTGCCATAATAGTCTCTTAAATAACCTTGTATCTATTTATACATTTTAGTTCAACTTTACTTCAACTAATTCACCACTAGTCAGAAGTTTTCCGTTGTAATTTGTTGCGATACCAAGTTTAAAGTTTATATCAAATGATTCTGGGACATCAGGCATTTCTACTACAATCTGTGAAGTTAATGAACCATCTGGATTGTAGATATCATAGTCTAGAGTTATCTTGTCATAGAAACAATAGTCTTTCCAATATTCCGCCACATCAAATGTTGCGGTGTGATCTATCTTGCCTTCTCTATCAATAACTTGATATACTACAACACGACCATTTTGTTTTTTAATATTATCTCCCCCAACTGTCTCTAGAGGGCCACCTTTGTATATTCCTTCACTCACAATCAGACGTACATCATTGAACAACTCGGTATTACCATTGATTGTTCTGTACATCTCTGCATGTAGATAAAGGTTACGTGCAATCTGTTTCCTTTCTTCTGCCGTACCGATATGAGAGAACGGTGTCTTGTCCCCATACGCACCAAGGTATTTCGCAATGGTTACGCCTGGCGCTAACTTAGTTCTCGATGAGATCTTATCTCCATCAAGAAAGTTTGGATTGTAAATTGGATCTGGTAATATAATCATCCTGTAAACCTCTTTCCTCTGCTACCAATAGAATTACCAATAGGAACACTACCGAAACGTGAAGACTGTTTCTTCGATGCAGTTCTACCAATCTTAGGTGGACTCGTATTGTCGTAGTCAGCATTCAATCTACCTTCACCGACCATCTTGTTTCCAATAAGAGAACGGTTAGCTGTGTCACGAATCGTAGATCGAATCTCTTGTGTAGATGGAACCTTTTCGAATAGTCCTTCATAGTCGTCACGTAGAAGTATTTTGTTCTTCAATACGTCACCAGCATCTATAGTCACGGTGCGTACAGAGAAGGGCCCCATAGTCATCATCGCACCAATCGCATCTGCAAGTGGTACTGGTTTCTTAGGTGTCATAGACTCTTGTGATTCTGTGGCAGCCTTCCATCCGCTTGGTGGTGATCCAGCTGCACCTATCGCACCAGCAGTTCCTGCCTTCCCTGCTTCTTTTGCCTTATCTGCTTTGTTCGCATTGTATGACTTGATCGCTTCCGTTGCCTGTCCGTGGAATGATCCGTAGAACGCAGCACCAGATGCAAATGGAACCGCACCTTTTGGCCCCATGTAAACTGGTGAAGTCATCTCTACCTGTTCACCCCCGATCACACCTTTCATACCCATGACCGATAACTCTGCACCTGTGATTGCCATTACTGGTGCGGTCTGAATGTATTCGTCCTTTGCAGTCATGATCAAACGATTGTCAGTAAACACATTGAGTTCTCCCTCAACATGTTCTTTAGAATATCCTTTAGTCCACTCAGTGTTGTTACCTAAAACGAGTTCTGTCTTGTTCTCTACGGTCTTGTACGAAGCAGACTGTTTAGTGATATGTTCTGTGTTACCCGATACTTCGGTTCTCTTGTTCAACAATACATGTTGCTTATTGTGTCCATGTATGTTAAGATTGTGGTTACCACCTACGTCCATATTCCAGTCACCTGTAACCGTCTGGTTAAGATTACCTTTATAGACCATCTCTGCATCACCCTCTACGATGACCGTATTGTCTCCTCCAGTCACCTCGACTTTATTGTTCGGGGATGATATAATGATAGAACCGTCCGCTCGCATTTCAATACCACCACCTTTACGGTGTTTGATAAGAATACGTTCACCGCCTGGGGTGTCATCGTGTTCAACAACATGACCAGATGCAGTCTCCATAACCTGATTGAATGGATACTGTGAAGGTTGTTGATCTTCTAGGTTGAGTGATACATTGAAATCCCCACCCCCAAGATATAATTCGTTTACTTCAAAACCACGAGCCGCATAGTTTATGGAAGACGAATAATGATAATTTGTCTTGGGAAACTCGCCTGTAGGATCTTGGAACCCATCAAGTGGTACACCAAGAGTTTTTTCCTTAGCGACATTTTCCCCTAAATTTTTCTTTTTGTTTTGTACTGTCATTGTGGTTTCTTCGTTATCAATTCATCTGGTGTTAATGACTGGTCTTTGATTAGATCTTGGTACACCGAACTTTTGCGGAACAACGTCTCAACATACTGTGAGACATCAAAGTATGGATCTGTAACTAAAGGTTCGATTTCATTGTGTCCGAACACTTGTCCGCCATGATACCTACGGTAGAATGCTTCACACACTGCCTCTAAAGTTGACATCTGTTCACGTGTGTAAGATTGGGGGGATCGATATTGGTCTGGATTCTCACAACCTGTCGAACAGTTTAGACCCCCTACTAGACAAACATCTATAGATCTAACATCGTGTCCTCTAAGTTTACTTGATTGCCCTGTCGTGTCTAGGGGACGACCTCTTTGTAATTTACCATCTCTTCTTATGACAAAATGATATTGCAGACCGTCTAAATCTTTGTCATTATGTTCTATATGAAGTTCTTCGGAACCAATGTTTTGATTAGTGTAAGTATCCGATGCGTGGACAATCATTTGTGTTATAACACGTTTTATCTTTCTAAATTCGGCACCTAGTTCTTCTTTAGAATCGACATATGTAAAAGTGTTGAAGGCAGTTTTTTGGCCATTAAACTTAGCAAGTGTTTCACCGAGATCATATTCTTCAACCACAAAGTCATCAGAACTTTTAATGAGTGTTCCTGAAATTGTGGTGTCGAGTTCAAGTAGTTCATCAGCCACTTCAAAAACTCGTGTCTCAACTAGATCTATTTCTGTTTGTGGAATCTGAGAACTTCTAGCTTTAACTTTTAATGTTGCAACGAAAGTATCATTGTCTATACCATCGGGTATCGAACCAATAACACTTTTCATTTCCGAACTGAATGTAGTATCTTTTTTGATGATATCCTGAGTAGCTTTGTCTCTATTTTCTTTACTATCTTTCAATGCATTATTAGTTATCTCGGATACTTGATCGGTAGGTAGTCGGGCATTACTAGTAAAAATTCTAATTTTAGATGTCACATCATTTGTTATATCTTCAACAATGTCTTGTAACAAACCGAGTCCAGTCTTTACTTTAGGTTTGTTGAAAAAATTATCAAGACTGGTTTGTGATTTTACTAAATCCCCTAATGATGGATTTGTACCACTAATAACTTCTTCTGCTAACTGATCTAGTGATGATCCGATAGAGTTTAAATTAGGTGTAGAAGGCGCATCGATGTTACCGATGGCATTTGTCACATTACTCAGGTCAGGCGCATTGATATTTAAAGAAGGAATTGATGAAACTTCCTTTGCAACTTCTGATATCATGTCTTTTGCTTTATCTAATAATCCAGTGACAGCACCTAGTCCACCATCCGCACCACCACCAGTACCAGATGCAGCTTTCGCTTCCGCAGCAACACCTTCAATTTTTGATTTCAATATGTTTGATTTACCAGTCGCATCACTCGCAGTCGCATCAATAGCATCTAATGAAGAACCACCAAGTGTCTGAATAGGCAATTTAGGAACAGTTGTTTCTTTCAGTCCAGTAAGTTGAGATAATACCGATGATACAGGTTGGTTCTCTGTTGCACCTGCTGTTATTGTTGTTTCTGCCTGACCGTAAGAATCGGTGTCCGTGACGGTAGTCGCAGTAAACGTAGGAACTGACAAGTCGAGTTCTACAGATGTTGGATTGGGTATACCAGAGATACCAGTAACCTCGTCGCCAAAGGAACACATCGCATCACCCAGAGATGTACTGCCTGCAAAATCAACTTTGCTCTCTAGTGATTCGATACCAGCATGTATACTGCCAGGCCCATCACCCAGAAGAGTCGCATTCTTTGCGAAGTTCTTTTCTACTAGATCGTTAACATTATTCTGTATGTCTTTACCAAAACTCTGTCCTGTTTGGTTTGATAGTAATCTAGAATTTAATTGATTTTTATTTAGTGGCATTTATTCACCTACAAGGTTTTGAAGATCAACTACAATTTTGTCGATACTTTGAAAATCAATATCTTTCTTTAGTCCCAAATAGTATTTTGCAAATACTCTCTGGCAACTATTTTTTGTATCTTTTTCTAAGGTTGTGGTTCTTTTTAATCGTATGTTAGCAGCTGCTTGTGAACTATTTAGTTCATATTTAACAAACACTAACTGTGAACTATACTTTCTCCAATCACTAGTAAATCTTTTTAGTAAAAGTTTTCTTTCGTTTTTCCATCCAGCTATACCTAATGGGTTAAACTCATCTTCCTTTACAACCGCAGTGTTATTTAAATTAGATCTATTTAACAAACCAGCAATAATACCTATAGACTGATTCAAAGTATAACCAGCGTTCATGAAGTATTTTATTCCTTCCAATTTACGTTTTTCAATCGTATCCCCAGGCACATCACCAAACTCTTCATCTTCTACTTTTTTCGAGTCGATGACTTGTATCTCTTGGTCATAAAAAACAACGTCTTGATCTATTCTTTCCATCACGGTTGAAAATTGAACTTGTCTCTGTACACGAGTAGGATACTCTATTTTAGGAATCGACCCTACAACTATAGGAACCTGTGACGCTTTACCGTCCATGAAAAATCCGAATACAGTCGCACCTGAAGTGAGTCTAGGTGTTCTACCTAACCCAGACACTCCACCTTCGGTTGTAGGTAATACTACTTGGGCCCAAGGAAGGTCGTTCTGGGGTATCTCTCTTGTTGATGGATTGTGTACACCGTGGACACGAATCTTAACACGACCTTCATATCCGTATGGGGGTGTGTGGTCAACAACATCGGCAATAAACCAACGAGTGTTGTCTCCGTAAAATTCTGATTGGATTGCCTTCATTATCCCCTCACTAACTTACAAACCGACATGACAACATCATGTCGAGTGTTTTTAAATGTGTGCCTAACATTGTATATTAAGAAATCTCCACTACGTAACAGATCCAATGTTTCAGATGTTGTTGTGTCGCCATCATCTGATATAGTGTTAACAGTAACAATATCGCCAACACTTGCTTTGGAAACAATAAACCCTGCGCCAGGCACTGTAATCTCGAACATATTTTTTAATAACATGTTGCGGATAGCGTAGTTACCTATTTTTGTGGTGAAACTTCCAGGCTTTAACTCATCATGATAACTCTTCCAAGTTCCATATGTACCAGTAGATGTTATCTGGTGAAATATTTTAGCGTTCACATCATGCAAATGTTCATTTTGTATTAAAAACTCTTCAGGATAAATGTTCTGTTGCTTTTCTTTGGGTATTATTTCATTATCTTTTAATTTATCGATAACCTTTGTCACATCAAAGTGTTGAGAAGTTACTTGACCTGTATTTAAATTTGTGTTATTATAAACTGCACCAATGCCACCCGACATCATTTGTTTCATTGTATTCTGCATTTTTGCCGTTCGCATAGTTTGAACTTGCATTGTACGATGGAGTGGTGATTTTTCTTCTGTCTTCTTAACATTTGATGGGGAGTAAAGATACGGAAGTTTTTCGTTCCAAGGGTTTTGTTCCAACATCTTATCGAGACTACCCAATCTTAAATTGGTATCATGTATAGAAGCATACAAGAATAATGGACAACCATTTACTGTGGTCGCACGATCTCTCAACCACTCACATGCCTCAAGTGGGTGCATGTATGGTATGAGTACTTTAACATTATTTTGAACTGAAGGATATAAGTATGAAACGTCAACTTGTTTTTTTAAGTCTTGAATACATATTTTTGTTATCTCAGATTCTAACGAATCCGTAATTGACCTACTAACCTTTCGTGTTCTGCTATAAAATGCATGTTCATCTAAAATTGTAAATAAATATACACTCGCCTGTCCAGCATCGTTTGATTTAATCGATTGATCAATACTGGTCATGATAAATGTTCTAGACATTATTGGTTCTAACGTATCATCTTCAGATGCGAGTTGAATGAACAATCTTTCCGTACCAGAAAATCCAATAGCGTCAACAAAACCCTGATCATCAGATATAGCAATCTGACCAGAAATATATGGTTTTTCCAAACTCTCAAAGAAAACTATTTCAACGATGTTGGAATTTATATTTATTCTCTGGTCTTCACCGCCCATCGATTCCGAGGTGATGTATGCCTCAGTAATCTTGTATTGTGATTGTTGTTCGCTTTTTACACTCATCGTTCTTGTTGTAACCTATGGAACTCTTTAACCACCGTTTCAACGGCACTAGATTTTAAAACCTTTATCTGTTTTAGGTCATCATTTTTCTTCTGAACTCTTTGTAAATTCGTTACTGCTGTTAACCCAGCGGGAATAGTTTCATTATAAGGATCGATGTCTACCCATTCACCTTCACTATTTTCATAGTGATGCACGGCAAGATATTGAGGGTCTTCCCTGAATAATCTTTTTTGAACTTCAAGTCCAGTTGAAGCGTCAAACAATCTTAAAACCTCTCCAACAAAGTATCTACTCTCATCAGCATTACGTAGAAGTATTTTAGCAGTAACTTGATATTGGAAATTACCTGGCTGAAATGGTATACTTCTTATTGAAGCTTTAGTATCGATTTCTGATAATGTAACTGTAAAATTAGATACTACTTCTGGAGTAGCATTGACATCATCTAAATTTGTTTTAGTCATAATCCATAAAGGGGTATCAGTAAAAAACTCTAGTTCGTTGGTTAATTCTATTTCTGCCGCACCATTACTATTAACATCAATCGTGATAACTCTATCAGGAGTAACTGGTTCAAAATCGTGAGTAGTATCTAACACTAACTGACCTAAATCTAAATTACGTTTTATAATCGTTCCATGTGTACCAGAGTCATTTCCTATGACCCTTCTGCCCACACGGTAATCATATCCACCTTCAGCTGAACTGATATCGCTAGTAATTGTAAGCACACGATGAGGATAGAAATCTTTCGCTACTTTTAAAACTTCTTCATTCTTTAGTGGCCATCCAGATTCACGTAGATCGTCATTCATCAAAAAGAATGTCCAATAATATTTCGGGTCACCGTATAACTGTGTTGACAAAGTATCTGGTCTATCACCCGACTTAATTGTGTAATCTTCATAAAATGCGGTTTGAGATTTTATTTGATCAATAATATCGACATACTGGGTTAAATTTTGAAACAGAGAAGATGAGATCTCGTCACCAAATCTATAGAATATTTTCTCAAAGTTTTTAAAATATTTTGTACTCATTTAGAAACCTTCCTTCTGAATGTCTTTCTTAGACAATGTTACAGTTTCGGTAAAGTTAAGGTTCATGTCTACTTCTAAGAACTCACCGTCCTGATGAAACGCCATCTGACTAGCATTGTATGTTGTGTCAACCGAACGCAAGAAACAAGGTTTTACTTTATGTGCAATGGTTTTACCGTCATATTCAAACTCGATGTTGAACTTGTTTGGAAATTCATAACCCAAGGATATTTCTTGACCACCAACCGTCACTTCAATGTCTTCAGGATATAACTCACTACGGAAGAGATTAACGATTCTTTTGATTTGATCACTTTCTGCTTTGGATCTTGCGATCATCTTGAAGTTGAACTGGAACTCACGCATGTTTACTTGTTTGAATAACGAACGTGAATTAGGATTAGTAGTAACACCAGTTTGTAGTTTAAGACCTGCCGTAATCTCATCACTAAACTTACCTGCCGCTGAGGCCAGTTTCACGGTCGCAAGTTTCGCAAGACCGTCTGCACCACCCCCAGACATTCCCTGTACAAATGACCCTACACCATCTGCCATAGAACCTAATATGCCTGCACCTTGAGACACCGCAGCTCCTGTAGAACCTACATCAACGTTCTCGTATGTTACATTGTCTCTGAATTGTAATCCTTGTGGAAGATATAACAAAACCTCAGTGTCAACGATTTGTCTAGGTTTTGCGCCCAATTCAGTCGTGTTTCTTTCCCCATCGAAAGCTTTTAATTCAGCAGACAGTTCCTCTAGTTCTAGTGTCACTGAAGTAAGATCTTCTCTTGTGGTATCTTTGGAAACACCAACTAATGAAGCTTCAAGTTTTGATTGTTGAAGAAGATCGTCTCTTTTTTTCTTCAATTGTTCGAAATCACTCTTTTTATCTTTCAAAACATCTGAAAGACCAGTGTTGAGGTAGGACTCAGCAAAGAGAGTGAATCGGATTCTCCCTTTATAATCATCTTCGTCATGAAGAGGATATTGATATGTGTTTTTTGCTGGCATAAGGTTTCCACTAAATAGGGTTATAAAAACTGTTTAATCTATTTATAAGGTTTCTATGGCATATTCGGGCAAATATAAACCAAAAAATCCAGAGAAGTATCTGGGGGACGTATCTAACATAGTGTATCGATCACTATGGGAAAGACATGTTATGCGCCACTGTGATAACGACTCTAATATAGTCGAGTGGGGATCTGAAGAGATCGTCATACCTTATCTATATGAAGTAGATCGAAAGTATCATCGTTACTTTATGGATTTTGTCATTGTATACAAAAATGGTACAACAAAGTTGATTGAAGTCAAACCATTCAAAGAAACACAGAAACCTAAGATAAAAGGTAGACGTACTAAACGTATGTTAACAGAATCGTTTACCTATGTCAAGAACCAGAACAAATGGAAGGCCGCATCTGAATATGCAAAAGATCGGGGGTGGGGATTCGAGATCTGGACAGAAAAGGAACTGACGGCCATGGGTATTATGCCTAAGTCAACTAAACCATTAAAACCTTTAAAACCTTTTAAAAAACGTAAAAAATAAGTATAAATAGACGTATGAGTAATTTATTCAATAGACTGGAACTACAGGCATTCCGTGCGGGCGTAACACCTCGTACCAAAGAAAGTCGTGACTGGTTTAGACAGAAAGCATCGAATCTACGTTCGATCAACCGTGAAGCATTGATGAAAGAAGATCCGTTGAAAAGACGTGATGCATCAAAGGCGGATAATAGGGAGTTGATTGGTTCTATGCAGATGTTCTTCTATGATCCAAAACATAAGAAGACTCTACCATACTACGATGCGTTTCCGTTAGTAATCATTATAGGCCCAGCAGAAGGTGGATTCTACGGTCTAAACTTACATTACTTGCCTCCGATTCTTCGTGCGAAGTTTCTGGATGCATTGATGGATGTACTCGGTGCGAAGATGACAAAGACTGCAAGGATGCAGTTGACCTATCGCATATTAAAGAAAACCGCAAAGATGCGGTACTATAAACCGTGTTTGAAACACTACCTGACCGCACATGTAAAAAGTCGGTTCGCAGAAGTACAAACACCAGAGTGGGAGATTGCGACTTTCTTACCAACTGCACAGTTCAGAAAGGCAAACTCTCAGAAAGTATTCTACGATTCAAGGCAAATGATAGATGGGTAGCAGACTAGGCGACATAGAAGAACTAAAAGGTTTACTTGGTAAGAGTGGTAACATTCAAAGACCAAATCTTTTTCGTGTAATTTTACCTCCGATAAAAGGGTACAATACCAAAGATCTAAACCTTTTGTGTAAGGCAGTGTTGATGCCTGGCCGTCAGTTAGGTACACTTGAAAAACAAGTTGGTATGTACAAGTATGATATTGTGAACCAAATGAGTGTGTCCGAAGTGACCATGACATTTCATGTTCCCACTAATCATACTGTAAAAAACTATTTCAATGAATGGCAAAAAGTGGCATTCAACAAAGGTGAAGTCGGTTACTATAAAGAATATGCTCGTGATATAAAGATCGAGACAATGTCTAAGGCTGCGACTATTCCAGTCTTTAACAAACAAATTCCTTTCTTGAAGAAAGTAGACCCACTTATTCGTAATCGACTACCAGACATTGGGCCGTTTAAATTGTCGCAAGGTGAGATCGATTTGGATTTGGGTACTAAGGACGAGATGTCCTACAGTTGTAGATTAATCGATGCGATTCCCACTACAATGAGTGACACTCAGTTAGGAAATGATCAAGAGAACGCAATCATGGAACTTACAGTATCGTTCAAGTTCAAGGATTGGGAGGCAGAGTCCGCAGATGCGAAGAGTATATTCGATAAGATAATTAGTGGCGGACTGAGTTTCTTTTAATCGCACACTAAATATATTTTGATTTAAACTATTTCTAAATTATTAGGAGAAATGAAATGGCATTACCAAAGTTAAACACTGCACCGATATATGAATTATCGGTTCCGTCAACAGGAGAGAAGGTCACATTTAGACCATATCTTGTTAAGGAGGAAAAGGTGTTGATGATGGCGTTTGAATCTGGTGATCAGAAACAAGCGTTGAAAGCAATCGTCTCTACCATTGAAGCGTGTGTTCAAGAAAACATTAACGTACATGATTTAGCGACATTTGATGTTGAGTATATGTTTACTCAAATTCGTTCTAAGTCTGCTGGTGAGAAGTCTACAGTATTGTTGAAGTGTAAGGAATGTGGTACGCAACACGAATACTCTGTCGATCTAGCTAGTATCAGAGTTGAGATCGGGGAAAGGAATCCAACTGTTGATTTGACAGATGAAGTGTCAGTAGAGATGAAGTATCCGCCTTATAAGGCATTGATGGACTCTAACCTAAATGCCGACCAAGTTGAACTTGGAATGTCGATGGTTGTTCACAGTGTTTCAGCCATTGTTACTAAACAAGGTTTGGACGAAGAAAGAATAGATGCGAAAGATGTGTCTAAGAAAGAATTGTACGAGTTCATCGAATCGATGACGAGTGATCAGTTTGAGAAAGTTACCAAGTATATCGGTGACCTTCCATCAATGAAACATGAAGCGAAGTTTACATGTTTGAATTGTGAAACTGAGAATGAAATTGAACTTAAAGGGATATCGGATTTTTTATCCTAAACCTTTCTCATGATAGTCTTGTAAATCATTATAAGACGAATTTTGCAATGATGCAACATCATCATTATAGTTTAACAGAACTGGACATGATGATGCCATGGGAGAGGGAAATATACGTAGCTATGTTATTAGAACATGTGAAGGAAGAGAATGAAAGAATAGAGAAACAAAACCAGCAAAACGGATAAAAAGAAATGGCAAGACAGGCGAACATTCAAGGTGCGATCGACAAACTAAGGCTTTCTAATGAGAAGACTCTTGGGGAAATCAATGATCGTTCGGGTGAAATTGCATTCAACACACGAACCACTAAGAATCTTATTGGGGACATGTTGGATGGGATGGCGCTTGATCGTCAAAGATCTCAAGATGACCAAGAGGGCGACGACCGTGGTGGCCCATCTGGCGGTGGAGGCACTCCCCCTCCTGCCCCTCAAGATAACGGTAGTTTTGGATTCATCGGGGTACTCGGTGGAATCGTTGCTGGTTTGACTGGTGCGGTTCTTGGTCTTGTCGCTGGTATTGTTAAAACTATTACTCGTCCATTCACTCTATTAGCTAAGAGTACAAAGGATTTCTTTAAGAACACTAGGTTAGTTCAGTTTGTACAAGGGAAATTCGTTAGTATGATTACTACGATAAAGGATTTCTTTAAACCTGTAACGAACTTCTTTACTAATATTAGTAAAGCATTTAAGGCAGGACTAAGAGGTGAAACCAGAGCAGTCCGTGGTGCGATGGGAAGATTCGTTAGTCTTCAAAGAGGAATAACTGGTTTCTTTGCTAGCATAGGTAGAATGACGAATAGGTTCATCCTTAGACCATTCAATAGAATCCGAAGAGCAATAGGTTCTATCGGTAGAGTAATGAATGGTGCAGCTGCCCAAACTGGTAGGATAGGTCAATTCTTTAGTAGAATAGGTGACGGATTTAGAACGGTCGGTAGACTCTTTAGTGGGTTTGCCAGAACATTTAATGTTGTATTCAGAGCATTCGCAGTAGTTGGTCGTGTAATTGCACTTCCTATCACAATAATCACTGGTCTTATCGGTGGTATCAAAGGTATGTTCGCAGACTTCACCAAGTCCAGAGAAGAAGGTGATGGTCTACTCAAGAGTGTCACTAAAGGTTTCTTTGGATTTATTAAGGGTGCGGTCAACGGTATCATCATGATGCCTTTAGATCTATTGAAGAGTGGTATTGGTTGGATTGCTGGTAAACTAGGATTCAAGAACTTTGAGAACCTATTGGCTGGATTCAGTTTCTCAGGACTGTTCAGTGGATTGGTAGACGGAATTGCCAATGGAGTCTTCGGATTTTTCGGGGGTTTAGTCCAGATCTACAAGGATGCGTTCAAAGGGGCAATAGAAGGATTTAAAGATGGCGGTATATTTGGCGCAATCTCTGGTTTCTTTGGTTCTATCGCAACAAGTATTAAGAATGTGTTCCTCGGTTTGATTGAGAAAGTATTCGGAATGTTTGAGGGTGGGGACGATATGTTCGCTGCACTTGGCGAAGGTATTGCGAATATCAAACAAAGTATCAAAGACTTTTTCATTGGGTTGTTACCAAAACAAGGTTCGTTCATGTCTAAGTTTGTACCCGATTCTGTTTATGAATGGGCGGGTCAACCAGCAGTATCCGAACCAGAGGGTTCAGAACTACCGACCGAAGAACCACAACAACTAGAAAGTACACCAGAACTTAAAAAGGCGCAGATGAACGCAATTAAGACAGGCGACACAACTGAGTTAGAGAAGAAGAAAGAAGAACAACGTATGTCTGGGGAAGAGAAACTAAAGGCAGAAATTGATCAACTCAAAGCGAGACTTGAATCAGGAGATACTACCTTTACATGGACTGATGCGGATATTGAAAAGGCTCGAGCTGAGGGTCGTGAATCAGCAGCAGCGTGGATGGAATATGATAATACAGAAGAAGGTCAGGAAGACCAAATGGAAGAGATGCGAGAATCTCTCCGTATAAGAGAAATGCAACTTGCGGAATTTAAAGAAAAACAAGCGCAAGAGAAAGCGGACGTTGAAAAATACGGAGATCTCGATACCGCTAAACTAGCGAAGATGGACGAAGCTAGACGTGAGAAATTGTTAACAAGATCTAGAGATTTGATGATGAGACACAGTAGAGGTGAAGAGGTAGATCTCGCAAACAAAGAAAATGCAGAAAGAGCATTAGCTGCAGAAGAGAGAAGACAACAAGCAATGATTGTCGCACCATCTACACAAGTAGTCAACAACAACTCTTCTTCAGGGATTGTTATGAGTCAAAACATGCCGGCAGTAGATCCCCTAGATCAATCCTACGGAGTCGGATAAAAAAAAGGGGAACCGAAGTTCCCCCTTTACCACCTCTTTTAATTAAACACTAGTCTGCTTGTGCCATTTTGGCAAAGTAAGATAGTGTGTCGTCCTCATCATCAGATGATGCAGACTCAATCGCAGGCTCTGGAGCCGATACGATTTCTGGTTCCGATGCACTAGTAGCAGGAGCCGCTTCCGCAGATTGCGATAACGCCTCATTCTTCATAGTAGCACCTTCACCTACCGAATGACCCAACACAAGTTGTAGACGTGAATTCAGTTCGTCATATGACTTGTATTGTTTCGGATCAACAAACTCCGCAAGGTCGTGGAGTTGATTGTAAGTCGCCTCTAGTTTAACTTCATCAGCATCAAACAATGCAGACTGTGATTTAAACTCAGATTTGTCATAGTTACGATATCCCGCCACATTGCGAATCTTCAACTGGAAATCTGCACCAGTCCAAAAGTCGAATGGGTTTACTGGTTCTTCGCCAGGGAATTGTGGTTGCATAACGTCCATCAACTTATCAAAGATCTTCTTACCATACTCGTACAAGAATACTTTACCCTCGTTCGATGGGTTAGAAGGATCAGACACTACAAGAATGTTTGATACGTAATGGAGTCTACGCTTTTGTTTACGAGCAGTTTCTTTATCATCCTCGTTACCAGAGTTCCACAGACGTGAGTTCAACTCACCGACTGGATCTTTCTGTCCGATTGATGTCAAAGACTTTTCGATGTACCATTGACCAGTTGGGCCTTTAAACCCATGATCCCAGTAACGTTCCCAAGGTAGTTCCTGTCCTTCCATTGCTGGAAGAAAACGAATGACAGCATAACCGTTACCAGCGTCATCGACAGTTGGTTTCCATTTGCGTTCGTCATCGTATTTGTTTTTGGTTTTCTGGCCACCAGATACTTCTTGTGCAGCTGAAACCAGTTTAGAGATATCGGTTCTACCCGACTTTAGATTTGAAAAAGACATATTGTTTTCCTTTATATTTACAGAGTATTTACAGTTTATCCAAATGTTGCTCATAATGTAAGACAGTATTATAACACATATAGTATTCATGTGTCAAGCATTATTTATAATTTTGGGTAATCTAACCACGCAACCGCAACAATGCGAGTTCCCTTTTCTACAGGTGAAGCTTCATGCCAAAGATTAGATCTAAATATTACGGTATCGCCGACTTCCTGTCTGGGAATACTATATTTGTTTTTTGGGTCATCCCCATATATCCTTAAACCTTCGCCAACAAAATCATCAGATAATCTAAGAACCGTAGTAGTAGACCAATACCTGCGAAAGCTATCATCGCTAGATTCATCGAGATGAATTTTAAATTTATCACCTTCCTCATACAACAATAAGTCCAGTTGACTAACCTTACAACCCATACCTACCCAGTCTTCTAATTGTTCACAAAATTCTGGATACAATCTATAATGAGACTGAAACGTTTTACTAGTACGAACATCGCTATATGGGTTATTACCAGTTACTTTAGACTGGTTGGAACCCCAGATTCTAGAAAGACATTCTTCAGCCATCTCCTCTAAGATATCAGAATCTATAACCTTACCTACTTTATACATCCAAAGTATTTACCTTAGGCAAAAAGTTGAGATCCATCGCTTCCTTCTCAAGATTCTCAGTAATAGAAGGCGAGAGATATTTCTTGATATCTTCGATCTCTATATTGTTTTGTTCACACAACCAAACAATTGCATCAAGGTAGGACATTCCATTCATCCGTACTGCCGTCTCCACCATCTTCGAAAACTTCTTCTTGTTCAGGAAGTTCTCTTTTGTAGGTTCTTCTTGGTTCGTTGTTACCATACCATTCATTCCTCAGTTCTTGAGTCCACACCTGTGCTATATCTGGGTAGTACGTACCGATAGATCGTTTTGGTGTGCCGTCTGGATAGTATGCCATAGTTAAACAAATAGTTTTCATTGTACCCTCACGATTACGTCCATAACGACTGTCTTGATATATCCCACTAGACAGGTATGACTTCAAGTTTTTCAAATAGACATCAAGGATCTGATATTCATGACGTTCGTCCTTATCTTTCGATAAACGATTTCGTTTCTTGGAACTAACTTCGGAGGTAAGTTCTTTTACCCACCCCCGAACCTTCTTCCAATGGATAGGACTGTCTTCGTCCATCTCCAACAAATCTGGATGAACAGATGCAGATCCATCGTGTCCTCTTTTTTCACGAGCGATTCGCAAACGCTCCGCAGCTGCAAGTCGCTGTTCTTCGGTCATTGGTTTGCGTTTCTTTTTCATATCTTTACTCGATTGGCATAAAAGTTAAAAGAGAGTCCATACGGAATGATCGCCATTCTTTGATCACTAAGTCGAATACTCGAACAGTCTCATTACCACCTACAGACTGATCAACACTCTTACCGCTCTTAGGAACGTTCTCTTCGGGAATTAAATCGAAATCAAGAGTTGCTTTCATCTCACGTACACCACCATCTTTTACTTTGGTGAACGATAGATCAACCATACCATCTTGAAGCATTTCGACCACTTCATCTTTACTATATTCTACTACCATTATATATCTCCAGTTTATTTATCTTTAGGTTTTTCATTAAACTTACCTTCATGTAGATCATTCAACCATTCATCAGTTTGATCAACATAACAAATAGCGCTCTCTAAAATGTTTAATTGTTTCTCATGAGTTTCACACTGTTCTTTAGTAAGTAGTTCATCAGCACTTTTAACATCTTTATTTTTCATATACCAATTCAAGTGGTTGACATAGAGTCCATGCAATACATCAGAACAAATAGCTTCATATATAATTTGATCATCAACTTCTGGAAAAGAAGTTGGATCAAGATTTTTAAAAGCATGTAAACCAGAAGATTTATTTTGTTTAACATCTTCTTCGGTTACTATTGGTTCGCCTTTACTGTCACCCTTGGTTGCTTTAGATTTTGCCATTTTAAATTTCCCCTATGCGAGTATTTTCAAGTACGTCACCAAAGTGTGCCTTCGCATAGTCTTCTGCATCACTCCAGTGTATTTCGGACATGTCATCGAACTTCTCGACAGATGCCACTAATCTATCAACTTTCTTCTCATGCAACTTTGCGCTTTGGATTTTCTCCGCAGCTGCTTTGATCATTGCATAACGTTGAACTTTATTTATTGCCATTCTAAATCTCCAATTCATCAAATGGGAAACAATCAAGAAATAGATCACGTTCTAGTTTATACGCCTCTATCTCCCACGGTTGATCTTTATATTTAAACTCAGATGCGTTGTTACCTTTCCATGCGAAACCACCTTCACACGTCAACTCTCCACGTAGGAACTGTCGAGCATGAACCATCTCATGTGCAAGTGCCTGCATCTGTCTCATAAAACTTTTATCTTTGGTTCCGATACTTACAAACACTTCAGTGTCATCACCAATACAAAGTCCGTCAGCCTCATCATCAAGTACAGACTTGAACTTGACATTGACTAGTCGAGCAGTAAATCGATGGATCTTCAAAGCGACCATCAGATTATTCACATACTGATCAACGATTTTTTTCTTTGCGTGACGACCTTCAATAAAATACATGTACTATCCTCATTAACAGAATGTCATTATAGAACATCTGTCAACATTTGTCAAGCGTTATCTGCCAATATCTTCAACATTTTTTCTACTGATTACTTGATACGCACCTTTGTTATAAGCAGGGGCGATAGTATAACCAGAAGATATATCGATACGTTCTTCTCTAGAAAGTGTTTCATTAGATTTACTTTGTACAGTATCAGAGGCGCTCGGATAGTCCTGTGTGTCTCGCCTGAATGATGCCTCAGGTGTGTACGGTTTGAACTCAGACTTATGGGTCTTAGACTTGCCCCATGCGTTATACGACTTCTTACGCCCGTTCGGGTAGTGTCTCATACTGCCGTGAATCATCTAGATATTCTCCAGTCTTCTTGGACTCTTTCTTCTTGTCCGTGTGAGTATCAGGTTTGTGGTACTTATCCATATTTCTTTTAACAGGGTTCTTACGATACTGTGTTTTGTTTTTCATTAGTGACAATGACCATTCAAGTGATAACCGACCAATGCTCCTAAAGCAAAGATCATCCAATCCATAACGAAATGGAAAGAGAAGGCCAAAAGCAGAATCTCTTTCCAATGTTTGGAACAAACTTCCCTATATTTTTTAAACATCCGATGTATCGATCATGATTATATCATACTCACCCGAAGATGTCAACCTTTCCATCTCGGACAAGGCAACACGCAAATCTTCATGAACGGAAATCACATTACTATCAGCATCGACTAACCTAATCATCTAGTTTGTTACCATAGTAATCGTGAGTACCAGCTTCGTGATTCTTACGTCTTTCTTTAGCTTCGTGAACTGCAGCTATGGAACCCATAACTCCAAAGAAAACCAACCAACAAGCAATAAAAACAACTATAAACTCTACCATTACGCAACCTCCTTATGTGATACGTGGTATTCTGAACGATCGCCTTTCGGCATCATGACGAACGACTCCTTACTACCCTCTCTGAGGGGTAACTCCCTCTCAGCAACAAAGTTGCCATAGAAGTTACGAGTGATGAAGTATGGAGACTCCCACGACTCCCACGGAGTCTCGTCACGGTCTACAATAGACCAGTCAAGAATAAACTCTTGATAAGACTCGTTACTATCCTCAATCAGAGGACGAAGGGCCTCGACAAGATCCTTCGCATCATCTTGCGAGTGATCGAAGTCAAGAACGTAGGTGCTACCACCTTTGTTCTTCCAACGTTGTGGACATTCACCCTGTCCGTCCCAATCATGGGCGCCATAGTTTTCACGACACTGGGTCTCGATTACTAAACGAAGTCTTGCCATATCAAATCTCTCTCTATCATCAATTAAGTAACTATTATATGCCATTGGGCAACAATTGTCAAGCGTTTATTTTAATAAACTTTCTACGTGACTTAGACCATTGCTTCTTAGGTTTCTTGAACATGATCTCTTCAGTAGTGTTCCGTTTGATGTAACCAGCCAGTTGTCCAGCTGAGTTAACAATGTATGTGTGATTGGGAATGTTATGGTCACCCCAATCGGTGACCTCTTGTAAGTATTCCATTATGATCTCTTCTTACGTGGTTTGAAACCAAGGGTTTCCATTGCACCAACTGGAGTATCTTTTTCACTCAGTTCTTTGTACTGTTCAACAGTAGCATTCTTCACTAGGAAGTTAACCCACGACTTCCAAGGTTTTGAACCGTACTTGAATCGTGCAATGAACGTGCGTTCTGGCATACCGTGCCAAGATGGGTGACAGTTCGGAGACACTTGCTCCATAGTACGTGAACCTTCGAACGCACCTTGATACATCAGGTACATACCGTCCCAACTGAACTTCTCTTTATCAAATCTAGTCATAATCTTCTCTCTTCTCATTATCAATACAAGTATTATACATGATGAAACATGTTTTGTCAACACTTATTTTCATATAAATAAAGGGGTAATTTAGATAAAAGGTATAAATAACACTATGAGTAACGAACTATTCGATTTTGGGTTTACCCTAGTAGATGAGAACGAACTGGAGGTTGTGCAACAGGCGCAAGCAACAGTCACGTCTGCATCATCGTCCGTAGAAGAAACCCAAGCAAAACTAGACAATTTGTATAACGCAATTCAACCATTGTTAAACAATCTAAAGATGAACCCAGAGAAAGAATACATTCTGTGGCCTAATCGTACCGAGAAGATTGAACAATTTGAAGATCACATTCAAGGTATCTACAAAGGTTAATTCATGCCAACAGAACACATAATAGTCAAGAATCGTATAACATCTAATGAAATTAAAGAGATTGATCCTGATCTACTTGAATTTACGTACCTCTATCTGAATGGCAGAATTATCCGTCAGAGTGCCAGAACTGGTTATGATGTAACGTTCAAGGATGAGAGTGCAGAATGTAATCTTGTAAATGAGATGATAGATCTGTGTCCTGACTATTGTAATTTTTTATTGTCTCGTAGATACAAAAATATTTTGTTTATTACGCACATGGACATCCATGAAACAAAATGGTATAAAGACGGTCGCCCAAAACAAGATATTTCAGATGAAACACTAAAGTTTGGACACCCCCCCTCTAAAATTCCAAATAAAAATTATCCTGACTTGGATAAGATTATACACTTCATTCCAGTTTTTATGGAACACTGGGATTTTGAAACTTTTTATAAAGTTGACCGACCAATGCAACCAAGATATTCTGGGACATTACATGAAATTTATGACAGGTTTGATGTTAAAAGTGCATCATCTAGTTGTCAATATGAACACGGCTCAAAAGATTGGAATTTAAGAAACCCCGAAGATTCTAAATATGATGCTGTGGTTTTTCTAAACATACCATCAAAAGATAACAAATCTTTTTCATTAGAAAACATTAAACCTGTATTTGATAACTACGTCAGTAGTAACTGTGAGTTTGTTGACATCTGGGACGGTGATAAGACTGGAAGATTTGAAGGCGATAAAAAATTATCTATTAAAGGCAATGTGTCTGAGGCAATAGTTTTAAAACATGTGAGTGAAAATAAAGAATTGAGTGATCTGGATAATTTTTTAAATAATCACATTAGTGTCTACAAATAACTAACCCCAAGTAATATTTTTAGGAACGTATGAGGATATCTTTGCTTTGATATCCTTTTCCATTTTGGCGACTGGTGTTGGTGGTTTACCAGATCGTTTTGCGTAGAAGTACTGTGCATCTTTCAAGAACGAACCACCCTTTCCAGATACTTTAAGATCAGCATCGACACCGACCTTGTTGAATGCGAATACGATATCCCCATCCATATATCTCTTCAGAGTCTTACCCATGTTAACGATGTCCGCCATAGTCTGTGATGCACCACGGTGAGTGTTAACTAGGATCTCTGCTGGTACTGTACGACTACGAGTAAGGTTCTGTGCCTTAGCGACTTCGATATCGTTCACTACCCATACGATGTGAATGTTCTTCTTGTCATAACCTACGTCAGTCAACATACGAGTTAGATTGTTTAACTTCTGTAGATCTTTCAGAGTTGTATCAAAAACAAGATTGGGTTTACGATCAGGGGCGGCCGCAAGAACACCACGCATCAATACTTTCTTTTGACGAGAGTCCAGAGAAAGAACATTGGCAATGATGTCGTGTAACTTACCAACGTTCTCTGGATTCTTTAGATCGGATGCGATTTTTTCGATATCCATCCCAGTCTCCGCCTTGACTCGTTTGCGAATCAGTTTAGACTTTGAGGCGGCAGTCTTGAGTTCGTCAACATCTAAGACTTTACCCTCAAGACCAACTAGGTTAGATAGGACGAATCCTTTACCTGAACCAGCACCCCCTGCCATGATAACAACGTTACCAAATTTAGGGTAGGCTTTACCTCCGAACGTAATGAGTTTCTCTAATAGAATCTCACTATACTGTTGGAGTTCTTGTTCTTCGGATAAGTGCTGGCTGAATGTTTTCATATAAGTTATTTATACAAAAAAACATCCCAAGGCAAAGAGTAATAATAAAATAATTACATTTGGACGAAAGTCCCAAACTGCAACGAAATCGTCTGCGGTGTATCTGATAAACTCAATTATATTTTCTTGTAATTTATTCCAAAGATCTTTCACTTCACATTTCCTTTTTTGATTTAACTATAACTTCAACGTTTTCTGGTAATTTTATCTTTGCTTTATCATGACTATGATACAAGTAGAACTTAACATTAGAGTATTCTTTAAACAACTCAGGCCATATAGGTCTCCAATTGTTTGCGATTCTGAATGTGTTGTTCTTAGATCGATCACTTTCAAGAATTAAATCTGTCGCACTTCTAAGATTCAAATCAAAGATAGAATCAAACCCATAGATGTGAACTTCAGTCGCTTTCATCTTACCACAAGCATAGTCAACTGCCATGTGACCACAACTGAAGTTCGTTGCATTGATTGCATACTCAGGGACTCTTTGCCAGAATCCCCGAATGTTCTGCGAGTATTTTAGGTAAAAGTTCGGTTGCATCTCCATCCACTTACGAGGACGAGTACCTAGAACCCAATCATACATGTCAAGTCTAAACTGACCTTCGGTCAATGCAGCCATCATCTTGAAGTCAACCATGCAAGATGCATGTACTTCGTTAGACGGTATCTCAAATGGTGGCATGTTACAAATTAGTAACTTACCATCAGTTCCTCTTTTATAGAGAAAACTGTGATCACCATTACCTAAAACATTTACTCTCATTTATTTTCCGAACCAATCATCAATCAAGTTTTTACCATAGTACATTATACCAATCCAGATCGAGAAAAGCAAGCCGTCAAAGTAAGATAATTCATTCCAAATAGATAAAGGTTCCATTATCGTTTACCACCGAAGTATTCTTTAGCGTGACCTTCATTGATCAACATTTGATTTACATTATAAGTACCGTGTTCTTTGTCTACCACGATCTCACCAAGGATACGACCATACTTACCTTTCGCATCATATGTTTTAGTTACAAGAGTAATTACCGATCCAGCGGGCGCCATCTCGTTGACGTACGCTTTCGCTGCGAGTCCTCTCGCCTTTTCTTCAAGGTCTCTGGTACGAGATTCTGGAGTATTGACCCCATATAACCGAACACGTTGTTTAGTAAGGACAACATCAAAACCAAGATCAATGTTAACATCCACAGTGTCACCATCCACCCAGCGATCAACCGTTGCTTTATATTCATACATTCTTTATCTTCCTCTTTATAGTTTCTTTTCCCTTCTGCCCAGTATGATGAATCACACACGGTCTTTTAGAAGCGATGTTATCTATGTAGTCTAATCGTAACGTATTGTATTTGTTTGGTATACTACGTATGATAGACATTCTTTTTATTTCGTCTCCACCAATCATGGCATAGAGTGTTTCTTGATCTCCTCGTATTGGTCTAAACGTACACTCTCTATCCCAATCTTTAAGTATGTTTGGACTACCTTCAAAGACAACCACACCACTATTGTGCCAGATACCCATATCACCACGTCTATTAGTCCACGGTCTGTCTTCGACCATACCTAATTTATTTGGTTCTGTCCAGTTGAATACTGTTTCGATATCAGGACACACAACTTCACAATCGGTATCTAACCAACATACTTTATCGTAACCCATCTTAGATGCTTCCAACATTGCAGCTGGTTTCTTGAACCAGTTCTCTGCCTTGGAGTTCAGATCGAAGTAATGTACATCATCGACATGTTGAAGAGAGTCCAACATGTCTTGAGACATACCAAAGTTAGCAACCAACAAAGTCGTGTCTGTGTGTTGACGTAGATTAGTAATAAACCAAGGTAGTTGCCACTCAGTCTTGTCATCACAACCTGTGAGGAATGTTTTAGATATCAATGACTTCTACCTTTTGGTGTTTTGCCTTTGTCCCAAGTTCTGCCTGAATAGTAGTAAACGATTCGTCTACTTTAGTTGTCCAAGGATAGTACTCTTGTAACCAAGGGAAATAATCTAGATTTAAAAATAAGTCTGTTGTTCTGGGAAATCCGTTCTTTGCTTCGTTAACAAGTTTCTTCGCACCTTTAGGTGTAACCATGTACGCATGTGCGCCAGGGAAGTAACGTTTACTTGTGAGAGGATTTACACCAAACATACTCGGTGTATTGAATTTACCGTAAGACGGATGACCAATGTTCATTACATACTTGAAAGGAACTGTAGGAACCTTGTCGTGTAGTACTGCATCGTGTTCGAATATTACGAACGTCTCGTTCATCTGAATACACTTCTTCCACAAACTGTAGTGAGAGAAGAATGCAGCTGCACAATTCATTGTACGACTATACTTCTCGTCAATGTCTCGGAAGTTTAATCCTTCGTTCTCAAAGAGTCTCATCGGATTATCTTTGGGGGTGATCGCATCGAACATACGTATGGCACACCCGACTTTTTTACCAGACTCGATACACTTCTCTGCGGACTCAACAGATCTGGGATTATCTTTAATTGTTATGACAAATGATTTCATGATGTAGTACTTGATTCCACTCCTTGGACTCTAGTGTAGTAAGGATATACGACACGAAGAGACAAAAAGTTAGCAGTACATAAGAATGCATCATTGGGCCACATACCGACTTCTTTAATCTTATTCAAGAACTCTTTTGCCATGTGTGGTTCTACCCAGTATGCGGAACCTCCTGCCATACCTTGTGCGATATTCGGTTCATCTAGTTCATTGACAAGAGGAACAAATTTGACAGAATCACTCTTAGAAACTTCTTTATGAAAGAGTTGCGCTCTCCGTGTTGCGCCACGAGGATCACATAGACCAACACAACTTAGACCCTTACGCATACCAGTAAACTTACGTGTGACTAATGCATCACTCTCAAAGATAACTGCGGCCTGATCATTCATGATAATCTGTTCCCACGCTCTCATATGAGACACCGCACAAGCAATAACCTTTAACTGGTTCTGCGCTCGGTAAACGTGTTTGTAGATCCCTGTCTGAAGATCAATACCTTCTTCGTCAGGAGTCACAGGCCAGTTCCATCTCCAGTCTCTATGATCAAAACAGATCATATCCTTTAGATCTTGTTCCATCGTCTCTGGTGTAGATGCACGGAGTATCTCTGGTTTCAATTCACTTTCAGTGTCCTTGATACTCTTCAACAGACGTTTGACCGCATCCTGTTGTTGACCATCAACATTAATAATATAAGAATCACTCACCGTTTAATATACCATTGGTTATTTGCGAATTTATGTAGTTTGAGGTTGCGTTCCTTCACGAACTGATCAACTGCACTCACTACGCCTGGTTTATTTGGATAGTCGTCCCCAAACATGGTTCCACCTTTTTTTATGATGTCCCAACAATGCACTAAATCATTGTAACACCCTTCATGATTATGTAGACCATCGACATATACCCAATCGAAATCCGTCTTGGTATTCCAATCAAAGAACTCTTGTGATGTCATTCTTTTAACCGTGATGCCTTTTTGTTTTCTAAACCGTTTACATACAAATGCATGTACATCGTCATAGTATGGTTCAAAATCTTCTATTTTATCTGCGCCTACAAGATCTTTATATCTTTCAAATAATCGATTGGGATCTTCGTTACCTTTTATCGACCAAGGATCGACAGCAATGATTGTTTCTGCGTTCTTTATAAACTTTTCGGTCGTATCACCTCTCCACACGCCTAACTCAACACCGTGACTTCCCTTTGGTATTTTTTTGGCGGTTTCGGTACTACCTTTATTAAATCCATACATCATAACTTATGACTCAAATTTGGGTTAATTTTTTGGAATTTTATTGGACTTGGATATATGTATTGCATTGGTATCACACGATTATTGAAGGTAAAGTCCCCTTGTTCTATCCCATACTTCTCCACTTTATCCAACAACATCTTAGCGCCCTTAACTGTCAATATATAACCACTTAATCCAGGCGTGATACTCTGACCTTTCCAGTCATTCTCTTTATTGTATCGCAAAGGATAGTTCGAAGGAAAATCTTGAATCCCTAACCCATGACTATGACTTTTATACCAATCAACTAAGTGCGGATAATTGGCTAGAACATTTGGTTTTTTAAATGCCCCATCTATGTTTAGAAAACAAAAATACTCAACCCCAGTGTCTTTTGGTGGAGGCGATGTGACCACAACATCATGTTCTAAGAAAATCATAGATTCATTTTTCTCTATAACATCCTGTGCGAACTTGAGATTATTGAATAAACAAGACTTTTTGGTTCGATACTTTCTCTTCTCTTCTGGGTTCTTATGATTCTTCATACTCGCCAGTCTACCATTAGGAAGATCTTTCCAAGGAAACTCATCTTCATCTAAAGTATTAGGAGTTACCCCCTCCACGACTTCGTAGTCCCATTCATACTTAACTAACGAGTCTACGGTCTTCCGCATACACGCTTCAGAAAGTTCGTGACCTTTGACGTAGATGACTCTTGCTTTCATTATGCAATCAACTTGACATGTTCTACATCAACAACCGCACACTTTAAACCATCTAACTCAACCGCCATTGCCTTTGACCAGTCTAGATAGATCTTATCCTTTGGTGCCAACGCAGCTGCAATGACTTCCTCACCATCACCTGTTGCGATAACTATTGCTGGTTTAGTTCCAGTCGCAATATCACCCGACAAGATAATACCACCAGAGGTAGTCTCGTCTGCTTTGTGTTCACTCACTAATACATTATTACCTAATACTCTCATACCATCCTCTAATTTTTATCTGTGTAACGAACGTAGTAAACCATACTATGATCATATGCGCCGTCAAACGGCATACCTTTACAGAACGCTTTCCATCGTCCTCTCCATCCATCTTTGACTCTTTGCCAGTATGTCATCTTACGGATATTACCGTAGTAGTTGATATACACAAGTTCTCCATGATGTTTGTAACCCATCAGTACCAACGGAACACTAGTCACGATGTCATTGTTATTTACACATCTCGTATGTGGTACTTTTAGGTTCTTAACAAAAGAACATGTTCCCACACGTGGACTACCGAATGTATACAGATGTTTTGTCTGTGATAATCGTGAAGCGCAGATTGTTGCCATTGCACCACCTAACGAATGTCCACAGATATACAGATCTAACTTACTGTACTTGTTGACGTATTGTAACACATCTTCCCACACCTTGTCAAGCTCTGTTTTAAATCCAGAGTGTACCCAACCGTCAGTCTCACTCCGTGATGGCCATGCCTTCAGATCAGCAAGAATGTCGGATATCTCTGATGGTTCAGTACCACGGAAACAGACCGCCATACTCTCCTTGTTGCGTACCAGATGAACTTGTGCGCCATCTATGTCAACGAGTTTGTGTGACGTGAATCCGAGTTTCTTAAACCCTTTCTTTGCTTCTTTACTATCAAGATACGCAAGTTGCGCCATCTTTGCTGATTTACCGATGTTCATTATTTTTCCTCTTTTCTTTATAGTTCCTATATAATCCCGCTCCGTTCTCATACGATCTACTTTTAACGTCATATGGTTTAACTAAAACTTGATGCCATCCAAACTCTGAAGGTAGAAGTTGTTTATCTTTATGTAGTCTATAAACTAACTGTGGATCGAAATGATTTTTATGGTGAATTATTAATTGATCAGATATAATTTCTTCTTTTTGATTTTCACGGATCTGATGTAATTTTTTAAAAAAATGTGGGTAAGATCTGTTAGTTGGTGCGCCAAACCCAATAGGGCCCGTAGTACATAACTTTAAAAAATGATTAAAATCTACACCTTCTTGGACACATATATCCCATCGTGTCCGAATAAAACGGTCATACCCTTTATTTAATTTTTGAACTTTCTCATAAAGGTCAGCATAACCTAATATTTGTTTTGTGCTTGAAAAATGTTTTTGTAGTTTTTTCCGATGATCGTCACTCACCTGTATTTTTCCACTACCATCATCTTTACGATAACCAGCATCATAATCTATGAACTGTTGACGCCAGCTCTTATACTTAATATTTGAAGGTGGATCAGGATCTAACATCGCATTATAGTGAATAATCGGTTCGGGGCATGATTCAACATTCAAATAATCAGGAACTAGATATTTATATTCGTCCCAAGTGTGAAGATAAAGATCTATATCTGGAAACGCTTCTAATAGTTCATTAAGAACAACATGGATCTTGACACACTGTGGTCGGTAAACGCCATTAATCAATATTGCGGTTTTCATGACCCTTCCTTTGCATTTTTATAAATTCTCTTTGTCCAAGATTTTGAAATATTCCCGCTCCGCCAAAATACATTTTAGGGTTATTTTTATATGCTTTAATCATAACTTGATACCATCCCCATTCAACAGGCAGAAGTTGTTTATCTTTATGTAGTCTATAAACTAACTGTGGATCAAAATGATCTTCATGATGAATTATTAATTGATCAACAAAAAATTCGTGAAAATGTTTATCTTTTGTAAGATCCCTTAGAGATTTAAAAAAATGTGGGTAAGATCTGTTAGCTGGTACGGCAAACCCAATAGGGCCCATCTCACACCGCCTTAGAAAAGTAGTAAAATCTGCACTTTCTTGAATACATACATCCCATCGTGTCCGAATAAAACGATCGTATCCTTTATTTAATTTTCTCACTTTCTCATAAAGGTCAGCATAACCTAATATTTGTTTTGTACCAGAATATCGATACTTCGCAAAATTTTTCAATCTTCTTGTTGAAATATTTACTTTTCCACTACCATCATCTTTACGATAACCATCTTCGTAATACTTTATCTGTTGACGCCAATGATTATACCTTTCATTAGAGATATCTACATCAGGGTCTACCATTGCATCATAATCAATAATTGGTTCGGGACATGATTTAACATTCAAATAACGAGGGACAAGATGTTTATGTTCGTCCCAAGTGTGAAAATACACATCAATGTCTGGAAATTTTTCTAGTATTTGGTTAAGGACAAAATGAATCTTCACATATTCTGGCCGATAGACGCCATTAATCAATATTGCGGTTTTCATTTTTTCTTTGACTCCAAAATATACCGTTCGATTGTTGCTCCTCCATAATAACAAAGATGGTTGTCTCCATATGGTTCACTCAACACTTGATACCAACCAATCCCACCTATCTGCAACTTACGATTTTTGTGCAATTTCCAAACAAGGTTACTGTTCCAAAGTTTTCTTGGGTGAATGATAAGTTGATCCTGTAATCTAAACGCCCAATCTAAAGTCTGTTCGTTACTAACTGTAGGATTATTTGTTGTTATTTCTACCAACCCATCAAATGAAAAGTTACCATGACGTTTCTTAACCTTGTCTCTGTTTCTAACAGCAGATCCATCAAATCCTATCGCCCTATTTTCGTCAAAGGATTTCTTTACAAGTTTTGACCAGTCGATTTTTTCAGAAACTACGGTATCCCATCTAGCCCTAATTATAATATCATAATCTGACGTAACTCTTCTGATCAGTTGATCATGGTATAATATCTGTACTGTTTGTTTTGCAGTTAATTCTCGAAATCTAGTTGTAAAGGATCCTTTTCCACTAAGCCAGTTTTTTGATCTTTCACGTGATTCATGAATTGGATACGGATCGACATCAATTGCTGGATGATAGTGCATTTTTGGAACAAAGTCTTCTGGTTCATGATCAACATCAACACCATATTTTTTAGCGTTCCAAGCAGAGGTGTATATGTCAGCGTCAGGAAAACATCGTCTTAATCTATCTTTATTGTCGTTCCAGTTACCTCGAATTTCACCACTTATGAGTAATGCTACTTTCATCTATTGTTTCACGAATCTTTCAACATGTGCGCCACCATAGTAACACACATGACTTTCTTCGTATGGTTCACTGAGTATTTGATACCAACCATACTCTGCGCTTTTCAACTGTTTGTTGTTGTGTAGATCCCAAACTCTTTTAGAATCCCACAACTTTCTTGGATGAATTATTAATGGATCCATTAGATAGTATGCCCAATCATTAGTTATCTCAACTGGGTCAAAGTGTTTAGCAGCTGGTTTATCAACTGGAGGATAGTACCTAGGCAACTCTTTTAATCTGTTAATGCCATGTTTCCAACGAGTGTCTCTAGTTCCAAACCCGATAGCAACATTCTCTTCATATGATTTCTTTATCAAACTTGTCCAGTCGATCGATGGGTCTAAAGAAATATAAGTGTCAAACCTCATACGAACACACATGTCGTACTCGTCACTAATTTCATTCAAGAGTTTATCGTAACCCAAAATCTGCATTGTTCTATACTGAGCTTGTTTTTTTGAAGTCGGGTTTGATCCATTGGCCATGGTTTGTTTATATTGTACATCTTTCCATTTAGGAAAAGGTTCAGTATCTAAAACTGGATGATAATTTATAGACGGCTGATCATGCACAAAGTCTACAATGTCATCATTGCCTTTGCCTGACCAAGTAGAGGTAAATACATCAGCATCAGGAAATCTGCCATGCACTCTTTTTATATTTCTTTTCCATTCTCCTCTGACTTGACCGTTTACTAATATCGCAGTCTTCATTTTTAACCTTTGAAATTTTCTAAGAAGTATGTTAGATCTTCGGGTGTACCTAGACCCCACATCTTAGATGCATTGTGAGTATAAATTCTTTTCTCACCCTCTATCGCTTGATTGAATACTGGACAAACATAGAACTCATTATTTACTCGGACATCTCTTTCGATCATCTGTTCTGCATAGTGAACAAAATCCTTACCGTTCTTCCAGTAATAATAACCAACAGTCGCAAGGTTACTGATAGGATTCTTCTCTGCCACCTCAGTAACACAACCAGACTCGTCTATTTTAGCGAAAGACCATTTTGGGTGTGTCGCCTCAAAGGTGACGATACCACCGTCAGCATCTTTCTCGTTCATCGCATACATGAACTCCATGACATCCCACTCAACATACTGATCAGAGTTTGCGAAGAACAACGGATTATCATTGTCGATATACTCTTTCGCAAGAAGTGCGGTACATGCAGCTCCTTCAGTTATACCATCAACCTCAACAATCTTACAGTCAGGCGCAATTAGATTCAACATGGTGTCAAGGTTATATTGTTCACGATGTTCTTTCTGTACAACAAAGATATAGTTCGCATCAAAACCAAGATTCTCCACAACAGTTTGGATCATTGGTTTTCCGTTGACATCGATCAACGGTTTAGGAAAAGTGTAACCCGCCTCTGCGAATCTACTTCCAGCGCCTGCCATAGGGATAAGAACATTGAGTTTCTCGTTCTTCCACTTTTTCATAATAGGTTTACCTTCTATTTTTGGAATGATATTATCTATAGTTGTTTTATATGGGTTATCCACACGAATATAGTTTGCTCGTGATCTCTGTGCGGATAACAATCCTGGCGGACTGTCTTCTACAATTATGGTCTCTTCAGGTAACGTTCCCATCATTGACATCGCTTTCCAGTAGATCTCAGGATGTGGTTTACTATTCTTTACGTCCTCATTAGAAAGAATCACCGAACAGTGTTTTATGAGTTTAGCTTGTGCAAGTGACGTAACTACTGTTCGCCTAATAGAATTAGAACACACACCGATCTTGTAACCTTGATCCTCTAGTTCTTGGAACAGATCACAAATATGTTCTATAGGTTCTTGATTTGATAATAAGTCTCTTGTTATCTCTTGTTTCTTCTCACTAATCTCCGAGTGAAGTGTTGGGTCTAGTCCTTTTCTTTTGGTCAACATCTCCAACTTCTGTAGAGTCTTTAGACCATCATATGTCGCTAGATGTTCTTCTTCCGTGATTGCGTACTCAGGGCCTAATGCCTTATTCAACGCAACGAAGTGTATATTCTTCGCATCAATCAGAACACCATCTAAATCGAAAAGGACTAACTTAATCACTATAGATCCCAACTTATGGAAGGACGTGTATCGCCCTTACCGTTCCAATGTATCGAACATCCACACTCTTCAATGATGGGAATGATCGCCTTTAAATTCTTTACGCCTTCTTTGTCACCGTTAAAACAGAAAGTCGATTCGTTCTGCATCTCTGGTGGGAAACAAACAAACGAACCCTCTTTAATTAATCCTTCAGGTTCATTCTCTAGAACAGATTCCACACCATACTTCTTGGCGACTTCTAACATGGCACCTTTTTGACCATCTTCTTCTGCCCACTGAGCTTCTTCTAACTCCTCAAAGAAATCATCTTCTCCTTCTTCAAGTAACTCAGACTGCATAAACTCTTCGTGTACATCATACTCACAATCCTGTGAATGATTGAACAGTACCTTGGCGAGATCAACGTCTTTGTATTCTATCTTGTTACCGTCTTTATCTTCACGGATTAAGTATCCGTCTTTGTCGTAATGCGGATCAAAGTAATCAGGTACATCCATCCACGCACATGATTGACAACAGTAGTGCGCCCATCCCACGTACCATCCTTCTTCTTTAAGTCTTGCTTGTAACTTTCTAAAACCGTTCATAATATATTCCTCTCGTAGTTAATGTGTATTATAACACACTGGCGATTATTTGTCAATCGCTTTCATTAGTTCCCCTACGTTCTCACCGTTGTTAGGTAACTTACTCTTGAGAAAGAAATGAACAAAGTGACATTCTTTGATGTTGTTGACTGCACTGAACAGTCCGTTCCACTTACCACTCAAATGCTTGGTAGGGACTTTATATTTCTTCAGAAAGAAGTTCAGTAGTGTCTGGTCAGTACTCCACTTCCAGTTACCCATACCATCAACAAACTCTTTGAACTCTGACCGTTGGATAAACTGTTTACCTGTCTGACCTTTCAGGAATGGTTTGAACTTCTCGACATTGATCACAATCATACCCATGTTGAAGTATTCGAACCCTAGTTGATTTGGTTTAAAATCTAGTTTCTCAGAATGCAGATTGTTGTACTGCATCGAACTGTAGTTTCTGATCTTCTGGGCATAGGTGGGGGTGACATCCATCTCACGTTCAGCAACAGCTCCAAACGCACAGTTACAATCAAAGTCTTCTAGAATATTTGGTGCATCTTCACGGATGTAGATATCCGCATCAACAATCAATAGACGATCATAACCGTCCATCATGTCGAACGCATTCTCTTTCTCGTAGATGGGTAGGTAACCGCCATACTTCATGTATGACTCTGTACTGCGATTGGAAAAGAACGGATCAGGACGAATCATCATCTTGGGGGTGGTTTGGACGTGGTGGTCGAAACCATACTTCTCACAATACTGTTTAACACTCTCTATACAATGGTTGTATAACTTAGAGGGTTTACTCACCGATACTTGATATACTAATGTTTTCATAATATTTAAATTCCCAAACGCCTACAATATTTTATAAATTTTTCATCTGATATAATATTTCTTTTAATAGCCACTAACAAATCAACATTCTTATGTTGTCTTTTGTTACAGAAAATTTGATGCCAACCAAACTCACATGGGTACAACTTTTTTTCTTCATACATTTTAGAAACATCAATGTCTTCCATATCACTTTTTTTGAAAATGATCATCATATCCGATAAAAAATTATTCCAAATAGGATGATTCGTGCGACCTCCTTCACTTAAAGTGTCCTCGCCAATTACACAGTAGAAAGGACTATCTATATAATGTTTATAGATGTCTCTTTTCTTTTTAACTCTTTTACACCACTCATCCCAGTTTTTTCTTGCGTCTATTCCCCTAAAACTAACACTGAGTTTACTGTTGCTTGATCTTCTAGTAGGGGAAGATAACCCTATAACACTATCATCTGCCAACGCATACAGTTCTTTTAACGGAAGATTGTCATTAAAATATATGTCCCATCGAGTTTTAACGTAATAGTCGTAATCTTTGGGAATACGTTTCCATTGTTCCCAAAACGACAGTTGTTGATTACAAGCAGAAGTGTGAGAATGGACTTTTTGTTTTTTACCACTTTGTTCGAATCTGATCAGTCCAAGCCAGTATTTTTCGTCTATTTCCTCATTTACCAAACTATATGGATTGTAAGAACATTTTGGTGGTGGTTTTACAAACTCAACTTTTATTTTGTCGCCGACCGCTTCGTAAACAAGTTTTCTTTGTTCTGGTGTGTCCCATGTCTGCCAGTATATGTCACAACCTTGAAATTTCATCCGTAATCTTTGTACCGAGTCCTTAATTTGATCTGTGCTGATGTACTTTGGAATCATCCCATTTACCATTACAGCAACTTTTTTTGCAACTCGAAATTTTTCATGATGTACTGTGGCGTATACCGCATTTTCTTTTTTAGAAACATCTAAAACATACTTAGAGTTTGACCATCTCTCATTGTCATAAAATAAACTATGACGGTCTTTTCTGATATGATTTAATTTATAAACCATAGACCCAATTGCAAAACATAATCTATTTTGTAAGGAAGGATCTTTCCATATCAAATGTAACAAAATTCTCGTCAAATATCCATCAATATTTTTTAATTTACTAACCTCACCATTTTCACTGATTCTAATTGGGTCAGATAAACTAAAGTTTTCGATGACAGATAATATCTTGTTTATTATATAGGGAGTGTAATAACTACAATGAACCGTTGCTTCTCCAAACTGATAGAACTCAAACAATTGCATGTCAGGCAATTCGTTAGTGATCACCATGTCATGATCCACCACTATATGTGGGCAATTTCTCTTGGAAATAAGTTTCCAAACCTCTACGTGAGAATAGTAAACTGATTTTGCGGTATCTGATATAACTCTATTATAAAACTTACCGTCCGATCCTTTCAACGGTTTGTAACGTTCACTCGGTTCTGTAAGTTTCAGTCCAAGATCTATAGCCTGTTTAGATATATACTCTAATTTGTGTGGCAATAGTTCATTACCAAAATCCAAATAATTATACTTTTCCAAATCATTTGGTGTTATTGCATCAAAAAACTCAGTTACGTAACCAAACTTTTCCCAAGAATCTCTGGTTATCTTTGAAAGTTTATCGGATTTTGGATCGTTCTTGTCACGTATAATGATTACTGGTAAAGTCATATGTTTTCAACATGTTCCCACAAAGCAAAGATACCATCAATATTAACATAGTCTCTTTTTTGACAAAGTATTTCATGCCACTCATCTTTATTAATTGGTTGATCTGTACTCACACCATCCATATCACTTTTTTTAAAAATTATACAATCATCACACACTATTCCTTCACTAACCATACTATCAATAACGCAGTAGTGACCACTATTAATTATTTTGCGTGTTGTTCGCTTGTCTCCCTTATTTGCTTGTAATCCTATTCCTACTACTCGATCTTTCGCTAACTTCATAATATCATTGTTTATTAAACTACTATCGCAAGCTCCAGAATAGAGATCCCATCTAGTCTTCACATAATAATCATAAAGTTTTGGGATTCTTTCCCACTGTTTTGCAAAACTAATACGTTGCGAAATATTAGAATTAATATTTACTGAGTCGGGAAGTGGAACGAACTTAACATTTGTGATATGATGAATCTGAAATTTTTTAACAATCTCTCTTTGTTCTGGTGTGTCCCATGTCTGCCAGTATATGTCACAATTTTTGAAATTAACTTTTATATTCCAAATAGTTTCCATTACGGCGGGCGTTTTCGTAGCCGAAAAATTAGGAATGTGACCATTAACCATGACTGCAATTTTATTCTTTACCTTTACATGATTGTGATGATCGATCAACCCTGGCATATTATTTCTTTGGACAATTATGTAAGGATTATCTAGGTTATAAGAATCTTCAAAATGTTTGACAAAATCATTCAAATGTATATTTTTTTTAGCAAACCTTTTCATGAAATTATCCGACATGACTGTTTTACTGAATAATTTTTTGTATTCAGCTAATATCATATAACGTAAGATCGTGGTTATCCAACCATCAGCATTCTGAAGTCCGTGGGCATAACCTACTACCTTTGAAAAATTTCTAGGTCTTGTCTTGATCCCCAAACTAAATCTTTTAACAAACCACAAAATCCTGTTAACCATCGATGGGTGCCAGTAAGCCCCTCTTAAAATGCAATGACTGATCTGAATATATTGATATAGTTTATAGTTTAAATCTTCAGGATTTTTTAATATCATACCATCATGTTCTACAATAAAATGTGGTTTTTTTCTTTCTTCCACTAACTTCAAAGCTTCAATGTGAGAATAGTAAACAGCCTTTTCAGTTTGACTTATTTTTCTACAATACCAATTTTCTTTATAATCTGATACTAAACCATTTTTTAAAGGAGCGTAACAATTGGTGGAATTTGATTTTCTTCTATATTGGGATCTGTTTGGTAATATCTCATCACCAAAATCTAAATAATTATATCGATCTGGGGAACGATCAATATCTTTGGGAGTTATGGCATCAAAAAATTCTGTCTTGTATCCGAATCTTTTCCAACTCCTAGCAGTTTGTTTAGCAATACTTTCTGAACTAGGAACCCCTTTATTACGTATAATAATTACTTTTGGTTTATCGGTAGTCATCTAGATCAAACTCAGTTCCGTGCATTTTCATTAAGTCTCGTTCGTGGTTAGTATACACTAAAACTTCAGGATCGTCAAGCAAAAAATCACATGATTTACAATAATCAGGATAATCCCCTGTGGTATGTTGATCACGTAACTCTGTGTACTCAGGCCCATCCCAGATCTCTTTGATAGTATTCTCGGACGTATGACCCAGTACTGCCTCTTCGTCTTGTCCCAGTACTTGACAACAAGGTGCAACCGCACCAGTCTTACCATCAAGTCCACCTGCCCGAATCACAACGTCAGGTGAGAATGGACGACCACATGTCTTGGTCTTACCTTTACGTGTATTCTGTTTTGGGTCATAGACACCAGACCAGTTGTGCATCTTCCAGATCTCGGTCTTCACCCCCAGATCATCTACCAACTTAACATACGACTCAAGTTCATTATCTACATTGTCATTGTCGGTAATTAGATGGTAGGTCGCCACAACACAATCAGAACCAGTCTCTTCTACATACTCTTGCATCTCACGTATGTTCTTGGTGATCAGGTCGAAGTTACCGCCTACGGTATTGTGCATCCATTCGTTATACTTCTCCTTGTTGTATCCAATAAAAGAGAAACGATAGAAGTCTAGACCAGCGTCTACACACTTCTTCATGAAGTCGCCTTCCATACGGAAACCGTTAGAGAACATGAAACACTTGGCGCCATACTTCTTAACGATCTTAATGTACTCAGGTAGGTTACGATTCAGTGTAGGTTCACCACTCCCCTCTAGATTGACAACACGTAATCCATGTTGAGCGCAATCACGAACATTGTCTTCAAACTCTAACAAGTTCATCTTGCGTAGGAAACGTTTGTCTCTACCACCAGTACGCACGTCCTGTGGACACATCGTACAAGAGTAGTTACACCCTCCATTGATTTCGATTACCGCTCTATCTATATTCATTTTTTCTTTTTCTTCCTTTTTGGAAGCTCTCTGTGATCTTTGTCTAAAAGTGTAGGGCCTTTCTTAGGTTTTCTCCAGAATGAAATCATGTGTGACAGAGATTTAAATTTACGGAAACCTTTCACCATTTTTTTATTTTGCATACTTAGTTTTTTTGTTTCACCTAAAAAATTCGCTAAATTCTTTTGGGTTTCAACAGTCTTCCAAATATTAGGATTTTTTCTATAAGAATGACTAAGTATCGCACATACACTATTAGGTGTATGATATTTAGTTATGGGCGATGATGAGACAATAGACATAGGAATACAAAGGTTTCTAGCTACGTAGTGCCACATACCATCGTAACTTAGACTTAGTCTACATGTTTGTAAGTGAAACATCGCTTCTCTTATTGGTGTTCTGTAAGTAAGTTCAACTACGTGTAATCCCGCTTGGCGGAGTTTAGTTATTATAACATCCCAATCACTATTTGTCAACTTTCTTTTCCAACTTCTTGCAATTTCAGCGTTATGTAAAGGTCTCCATATAACAACCTTATTATTAATATATTTTGTTTTAACTAACTTCAGATCAATATATTTCTTATTAGAAGTAAGATCGAGATCAAACGCCCATAAATTTGGTGGAGGTTTCGCATCATTGTGATAGAAATGATTCTCAAATTCATATCGGTTCTTATCTTTTATTTCGAGTAACTCTTTTTCATAATAAAAATCGCCCCGATGATTAAATTCATGAGAAATGGTCACTTGATCTCTGTGTAGATAGAATTTGTGGATGTATTGCATTCTATCCACGATAGTCTCTTCTTCTTCGAAGTGATGCAAGTAGTCAACATCGTGATCCCAATGCATTATAAGTTTTATTTTATATCCTGTATGCCACGCATAATGATGGGCGCAATTAAGCGCCATCATACAATCACCTAATCCAATGGTTCCACGCCATTTGACCGTCAGGGTTTTTTGTCCCATCTATTACTTTTTCTTACCGAAGTTTTGCGTACCAAAGAATGCAGCAACGATACCAGCAACAGCAACAAAGTATGTTGGAGCCATGTCACCTAGTGTTTTTTGTGCTTGATCTAGACCAATCAAAGATGCGGTCACTACTGCGAATGGATATAACAACAATCCACCTAGAGCAAACCACGTCATGTTGCGTTGTGCATCACGCATAGCATCTGCATCCTCTAGTTCTTTACGTTTGAACTCTAGATACAGTCTTTCTTCTTCTTCGCTTACCTTTCCGTCACCGTTTGAATCGGCAGGATGAAACATAGTTTCTTTCTTTTCTTCTTCGCTCATTTAAAATACCTTTACTTTATATTTTTGTTCCCACAACCTAGCATCATGTTCGTTATTCACCATAGGTCGTCCCCTAATGTTGAGACTAGTATTTAGTAACATCGGAACTCCTGTTCTTTCGTAGTACTCTTCAATCACTTTGCGAAATACAGACTGACAGTCTTTCTTCACTATCTGTACTCGTGCGGTTCCGTCTACATGCGTGACAGACTTGTAGTCGTGGAGTGCCTTAGATGTGTACTGCATGTATTCATTCATAGGCCCTTCAAAGTATTGATCTGCATACTCTTCTAAAATAGCAGGGGCGAATGGACGATACTTCTGTCTCTGTTTGATAGTGTTCACAGTATCCTTTACATCATAACGAACATCTGCGATTAGAGATCGGTTACCTAACGCACGAGGCCCAAACTCTGCCCTACCGTTCGCCAGACCGCATACTTTGTGTTCTAAGAGGTGATCGACTACTTCCTTGGGGTTTACTTCTCGATCAATATTATAACCAAGGTAAGGAGTCCATATGAGTTGATCTTTTCCTGTATGTTGACTCCATGAATGAGCTGCACATCCTAACGAAGAACCAGCATCTGTAGGCGATACTGCAATATGTACCTCATCGAATAGTTCAGGCAGTCTTGAATTGATAACAACATTCTGGGCGCATCCTCCAGAGTAGACGAGTTTACTACCGTGTTTACGTGCCTCTTTCATGATATCCATTATCGCATACTCAGCGAATGATTGGACACTGGCCGCAATAACAGCGTGTTCAACGCCAGATTCAACTAACTCGTCTAGGTATCGAGTCATGTACATACGATCTTCGTCAGGTTGTTCGATTCTACCATCTATGATTAATCCCGCTTCTACATTTGGATTAATGAGTGGAAAGTCGTCATACCATTTTTTGATATTATTGACAATAGTCTGATCGGGATCTGCATAGGAACTTAAACCCATAACGACATACTCGTCTTCAAGTGGTCTAAGACCCAATGCTTTAGTACAATCCGTATACACCAATCCCACGGATTTAGGGTAGTGATATTCTCGTATGACTTTGAAGTTGTTGTCTAGAATAAGAGCGCATTGATGTTCACCGATGCCATCAATAGATACCATGACCGTGGACTCTCGGTCTTTCCAAGGACGAGTATAGAATGCGCCTGCACAATGTGAGACGTGGTGGGAGTAATATTTATCAGTAGGTGGTTGAAGAGGTGATTCTCTTCCCGACTCTTCATAGAAAGAAAGGTGGTCGGTGTCTTTTTTGTATTCCCATAAGGAAGAAGGTATTATAGGATCGTTCTTCCGTCCACTAAACCTTTCTGCATGTGATGCAAACTCTACCACACCATCTTCATTGATGATCGATAAAGCTGCATCATGATAACCATGAGAATATCCTGTAAATCGCTTAGGCACTTAGCCCTCCAAATAGTTGTAGACCTCCTTCCAGTCTTTCATTAGAGGGAAATCTTTGTTGTCCATGTTATAGGCATGTTCTATTAGTATACTATCTAGACCTAATTTATCACCGACTTCTGCGTTCTCAACCTTGTCTTCAATCCAGACGAAGTTGCTGTCACGGTAAGGTTCTAACGCCTCGTCCTTGTCAGCACCAGTGTCAAGACAAACAACTTTCTCAAACGCAGTCTCACCGAACAACTTCGCAAGGTTTTGTTCTCTCAACTTGGCGGCATGAGGGT